GATGCCGCCAGAATTAGCAAGCAGGACATCCATTACTGGCGTCGAGCTGGATGACACGACAGCCAAGGTCGCAAAATACCTTTATCCGGACGCAACTGTTCGCAATCAGGGATTCCAAGACCTGGAAGCTCCCGACGGATTCTACGACCTAGCAGCAAGCAACGTGCCGTTTGGAGACTACAGGGTCCACGACCCAGACTACAACCGATACCAAGCGAACATCCACGACTATTTCTTCTTGAAATCACTCGACAAGGTGCGTCCTGGGGGCCTTGTGATGCACGTCACGTCTGCTGGGACGATGGATAAGAAAAGGGACAGGATACGAAAAGAGCTAGCGGGCAAAGCGGATCTCGTAGCGGCAATCCGACTGCCGACAGGGACGCACAAAGGGGTCGCTAGCACCGAGGTTGTGACCGACCTTTTGATCTTACGCAAACACGGAGAAAACGGTCCAGCCGGTAAAGACACGCCCAACGATGCACAGCCCGACAAGCCTGGGTTTACAGGTGTCACGGTCGATAGCCTGGGCCGTGTTTATCATTGGATTGACGGAAAGCGCGTACCGGCTGATCGCTGGACCGCTACGACGGAGGTTCCGAATCCTGACGGCGAGGAAAAGATCCGGATCAATCAGTATTTCGAGGATCATCCGGACCAGATACTCGGCACACTGAATCAAAAAGGCACGATGTACGGTGGCTCGGAAATGGGTGTCGCCCCGCCAGAGGATTTTGAGGCAGCTCTGCAAGCTGCAATCGAGAGAATTCCTGAAGGCATCTACAATCCGGACGAAACATCAAAAGAGGCGTTTACGCCGCTGGCGCAGCTCGCTCCGGATGAAATGCGAGAAGGCAATCTAACGATCCAAGACGGAAAGTTGCTACAGCGCAAGTCCGGTGGACTCGTTGAGGTTGAAGCCAGCAGCACAGCCATCGCAAGGATTGAGGCGATGCTGCCAATCGTCGCGGCTCGCAGGGCATTAGTAAACGCTGAAATGTCAGGTGGTGACACGACCGAGGCTAGATCGCTTCTTAATCAGGCATACGACGCCTTTAAAGAGAAGTTTGGCTTACTTACCGACAAGGCGAACCGCAAAGCAATCGCGGAAGACCCCGACGCACCGATCCTGGCTTCGCTTGAGAAGGTGAACAAAGAGACAAAGGAAGTCGAAAAGGCCGACATTTTTTCTAAGGACACAATTCGACGCCTGGAGCCGGTCGAAAAGGCCGACACAGTAGGCGAGGGAATCGGTGTAAGCCTGAATCAAAAAGGCCGTATCGACATCGAGCATATCGCGAAGCTCACCGGAAAAGAGATTGATGAGGTCGAGGACGAATTATACGAATCAGGCATCGCCTTCAATGATCCCGCGCTTGGTTGGATGCCCCGCGACGAGTATCTGTCCGGAAATGTCCGTAAGAAGCTCGAAGAGGCGATTGTCGCAGCCGATTCCGACCCGCGATTCAAGGCTAATGTCGAGGCCCTGGAAGCAAACCAGCCAGAAGACCTTGAATACACCGACATATCCGCACGTTTGGGCGCACCCTGGATACCCACATCGGTCATCGAGCAGTTTGCCGGTCACGTAGCCAACACGAAACCAGAGTATTTTGCGTCAAATTACGACGGCATTTTAAACTCTTGGGAAATAGATTCTGCTTCCGGTCAAAAGTTTATGACCAACACTTCGGCGGCAAAAGATTGGTCACTACATGGCGTCAATTTCTTCAAAATGTTTGACGCTGCCCTGAACAACAAGCAGCTTAATGTCTACGACACGATCACGACGGAAGACGGAAAAGAGAGAAGGGTAGTCAATCGAGAGGAAACCCAAGAGGTACGTCAAAAGGTCCAAGACCTGAAAGACGAATTTAGCGATTGGTTATGGGAAGACGATGATCGACGACAAGAGTTGACCGATCTTTATAACGAAAACTTCAACTCGATTATAGAATACGAACCAGACGGATCGCACCTGACGTTCCCAGGGATGACCCCGAATATCAATCCTTATGACATTCAGCGTAACTTCGTCTGGCAGATGATAAAGAGAGGCAAAGGGTATGCAGGCCATGAAGTAGGGACCGGAAAAACGATCACCATGATCGCATCAGCGATGGAGCTGCGGCGACTGGGGCTGGCAAAAAAGCCTTGCATTGTTGCCTTAAAGCCTACTGTCAAGCAATTAACCCAGGAAGCACTCGACCTGTATCCAGGCGCAAAGATCCTCTCGACCGCCGATATGTTTACAAAGGACAAACGAAAAGAAACGGTAGCTAAAATCGCTAGTGGCGACTACGACATGGTGATTATGACGCAGGAACACATGAACATGCTGCCGATGAGCGCAGAGGTTCAAGAGCGTTTTATCGCAGAGGAAATCGAAGAGTGCGAAGCTGCTATTACGGGAATAAAAGACAGTAACCGAACGGGCAAGAAAAACCCTAGAACCGTAAAGCAACTCGAAAAAAGAAAAGATCAATTACGGGCGAAGCTAGCCAAGGCGTTAGAGTCCCAAAAAGACGACGCAGTGACGTTTGAGGAAACGGGCATCGACATGCTCTTTGTCGATGAGGCCCATAACTACAAAAATATACCGCTCTACACGTCGCAGCAGATGAAGGGCATTCCGACTTCCCAGGCAGACCGCGCCCAAAACATGCTTATGCGATCTCGGTGGCTGCAAGAGCAGACAGGGGGTCGGGGATTGTGCCTCGTTTCAGGTACTCCCATCGCTAACACGATGGCCGAGTTATACAACCTCCAGAAATACCTACAGCCAGAGGAATTAAGGGAGCGCGGCCTTTACAGCTTTGACGCATGGGCTGCGACGTTTGGCGAAACAGTTTCAGAATTAGAGCCAGCCATTACGGGTGGATATAAAACCGAAACCCGTATGGCGAAATTCACCAACGTAGCCGATATGCTGAAAATGGCGGGCATGGACCTAGACCTTCAGCGAGCCGAAACGATGCTCGACCATGAAGGCAATCACGTAATCACTCGGCCAAATCGCACCGATCATGCCGTTGTCACGCCAGAGACGGCCAGCGTCACGGCGATGATGGCAGACGTTGAGCGTAGGGCGAAAGCGGTATCGGGTACGCGACCTGAGAAGGGGGCAGATAACGCTCTCTCTATCACCCAGGCCGCTAGGGTTGGATCAGTTGACCCTAGACTATACGACGCGAGCTTTCCGGACGAACCCGACTCTAAAGCTAATAAGTGCGTTCGGTCTATCTTGGAGCGATACCACGAGTCAAATGATAAAGGTGAAGTTAAAACACAGCTTATCTTTTCAGATACAGGGGTAAACAAGTCAGAGAAAACCGGATTTCATCTCTACAAGGACATCGTAGACAAGCTAGTAGAGGGCGGTATTCCGCGAGATCAGATTGCCGACTTCAGCAAAATGTCAGACAAGGAAAAACCAATAGCTATTGACAAGCTGAAGCGTGGAGAAATGCGGGTTGGTATCGGCAGTACGCAGAAGATGGGAACCGGCGTAAACGTACAAGATTATTTATCCGCGATACATCATCTCGATATACCGTATCGCCCAGGCGACCTGGAGCAGCGTAACGGTCGCGGATACCGGAAGGGCAATAAAAACGAAGACATCGACATATACAACTATGCGGCAGAAGGGAGCCTAGACGAGCTGTCGTGGCAAATCATCAGCCGAAAATCAGGCTTTATCAATCAGGCGATCAACAGCAAGTCCGGGCGCAACCTACGAGAGATCGTTGAAGACGATACGTCGCAGCTTAATCCAGAGCAGCTTATGGCCGCTGCGAGCGGTGATACGCGAGCATTGCGTCGAATGGAGCTACGCAACGACGTTGCTGGCCTAAGAAAAGCAAAAGACCGTCATAACAAGAACACTCGACGAATCAGAGACAACATTGGCCAAACAAAAGCAGAGATCAAGACTCTAACAGAGAAGTCGAAGCGTCACGCCCAGGACGCAAAACTGGTATCAGACAAAGACTTCTCTCTAACGCTTGGCCACGACTCTTACGATGAACGACCGGATGCAGAAAAGGCTCTCAAGGCAACGACCGAAGCCTACGATTACTCGCAGAGCCAAAAGAAATCATGGGATCGTGCCACCGAGCCTGAGAGAATCGGCACCTACAAGGGATTAGAGCTACGAAGGTCCGAAACAGGGTATGTGCTGATTGGTACCAGTGGCGAAGAATACGTGACCGGAAACAGCCTGCGATCCGTCGAGGCGGTGGCGAGAGGCATCTCCAAAAAAGGGACGGATGCAAAAGCCCAGGCAGAGCAGAGTAAATCTGACATCGAAGTTCTCGAAAAGCGTAGCAAAAAAGAATTTACCAGAGCGGAAGATTTAATAAACGCCGAAGCTGCTCTAAAGAAGCTAGAGCAAGAGATGCGATCCGGAAAAAGTCCGGTCGATGACGAGGGTAATAGTAGCGAATCCTACGCGAAGTTTGACGAGTCAAAGATCCGCAGAGACAAGGGCGGCAAGTTTGCACCGAAGAACGGGAACGGACACAACGGGAATGGCCGAAACGGGAACGGAAACGGCCACGAATCTACAGGCGTCGAGATCGTCAGAGTTTATAAGAATAAAAAGGCGACAGTCTACCGAAATCCAAGTAAGGAGCAATTGCAGTCGCTTTACGACAAAGCAAGCAAAAGTGAGTATCCAATACACGTTCGCTTGATGGGCGAGAATGGAAACCTGTACGCCTGGGCCGCCCGCGAAGGCGACCATTTCCACGTCGCGAAGGGCTTGGGGATTAAGTTCGATGAAAAGCTGGTCTGGGAAGCAAACAACACAGACGAGCTTGAGCATTGGTACAAAGCATGGCTCGACCGACGCAAGAAAGACAAACACGAGCTTCGTCGATGGGGTAACTTCCAGCTCTACGCCCAGGCTGAGAAGCAGTGGACGCCGTTTGTAGGGCCACGAGGGGGCAGGGGATGGCGAAGCAGCACCGGAGAAGTCGTTTACGGTGATCGTCCAGGGACGCGCGGCCCCGGCGAAGAGGACGAGCCATCCGGACGACGCGGCGAGCTGACCGAAGGAAGCCGCACCAAAGCCAGGGAAGCCCAGAGGATTGAGCAGGCCGAAGCCGAATGGCAGGAGAAGAAAACCCGTAGCCGCTACTTCAAGGGCTGGTTTGGCGACTGGGAGAATGACCCCGAACACGCCTCTAAAGTGGTCGATCCGGAGACGGGCGAGCCAGCAGAAACCGCTCACGTAGAAGCCAGTCAAGTCGCAGACGAAGACGGAGAGCCAGTCCTAGTCTATCACGGAACCGCGATTGATTTTGAGAAGTTTGACCCTGACCAAGTAAACCCTGCTTCACTCTTTGGGCCAGGGTTCTATTTCACGCAAGACAAGAGTATCGCAACCGAATACACCGAAAAGGCAAGAGATGAGTTTGAAACGCCCGAATTTCCAAACGAACTTAAACTCCAATGGTGGAAAGGCAATATCACCGACGAAGATTTATCGGCAATGCGTTTTTACTTGGAATACGCAAAGGAACGAATGGAAGAACTTGGTAATTGGGATGACCGAGGATCGCTACTTCTGAGGCACTTGAGAGACAAAAACAAAGAGGGTGTCGGCCAAGTGCTGAATAAAGACAAGTCGGCGGGCCAGAAGTACACTCACATGATGCAGACAGCATGGGAGCGATCACAGGAGCCAGAACCAGTCGTTCATACATGCTACCTAAATATCCGAAAACCATTTGACATAGACGACACATTTTCTGAAGAGTGGATTGCAAAGAATTGGTCGCCTGAGTTTTTAGAGAATATAAAAAACGATTCTGAAATAGCTAACGAAATTAAGATAGCTCGCTCTAACGGCATCCCAGAAGGGCAACTTACAGGACAGATTATCTATGAGGGCTATCGTCGATTGCTTTGGAAAAGCGCATTTGCCGACAGTTTGGAACGAGGCTGGGCCGAACAAACAATTCGGAAAAAGTTGCAATCGCTAGGCTTTGACGGGATCACTCACATTGGTGGTCAAATCATGGGCAACATGCCCCATATAGTCTGGATTGCGTTTGAGCCGAACCAAATAAAGTCAACCGACAATCGCGGCACGTTTGATAACGCAGACGACCGCATGGCCTACAGCGAACGTGGTCGATTCGATACGTTTGCCGAGCTGTACGCCCGTCAGCAGGGCTTATTCGATGAAACAAAAGTCAATCGTGATGAGGATGGAAAGTTTGCAGAGAAGAGCAGCTCTGCGGCACCAGATGGCGACGATTTTGAGCTTAAAAACAAGCCAAATTGGGCCAAGGGAGATTTTAGTGGAACAAAAGGAACGCAGCGGGATCTATTGAGTGGCCTGGACGCCTTGCCAGGGCAGCAGGATCTATTCGACGACGTAGACAAAGAGGAAGATTCTGTCGAGTTGGCTGAAAAAGAGTGGAAGAAACGAAGCGTCCGAAGTAAGTATTTTAAAGGCTGGTTTGGCGACTGGGAAAAAGACCCAGGCAACGCCTCGAAGGTGCTGGACGAAGAAACGAAAGAGCCAGCAGAGACCACTCAGCTTGATTCAAGCAAAGTTACAGAGGAAGGTATGCCGGTCCTGGTACATCATGGGACGGTCGGAGACTTCGAGGCCTTTGACATTGAAAAAGCAGACCCCGATGCGCTTTACGGACCTGGGTTTTACTTCAGCCAGGACGACGAAATCGCAACCGAGTACACCGGAAAAGCACATAGAGTGTGGGAAAATGCCTTTTTCGACAGGCTGGAAAACAACGAGCTAACAGACAAAGAGAAAGAGTTTGTTTTCCGGTATCTTAAAAGATATGCGAAGATCGAAGCAGAGTTGGCAGAAGCCAAACGCTCGGAAAGCAAAGACTATGAAGAGGACGAGGCGTACTGGATTGACTTCTTTCTCCACCGAGCGGCAGCGAATGAAGACGGGGAAGAAGTAGCGGAAATCTTACGCTCGAACAGTGACCCGCAAAGGTGTTTGTTTTGGCGAAATAACATTCTAGGGGAGATGGAACACTCAACAGACCTTGTGCCAAAGCATAAGGTAAATAGCTGCTACCTAAACATCAGAAACCCTTGTGATGACACCCGACCAGTTACACAAGAAGAGGCAAACAAGCTCGCAGATGTCATAGAAAATATGCAGGGGCATCCCGACATTGACGCCATAGACGGGGATGATTCTTTCACTCGCGCGGCGAATCAAATTCGACAAGTTGGTGAGTATGCAGCCCTACAACAACTGCCAAACGGCTACGGTGGGATGGACGTTTCGTCAGTCTACGGTTGTTTAGATAGAATACAAAACCTGATTGGCACGACACGCAAGGCAAAAGGGCCGTCTTTCGGAGATCACCGGCCTCTCTCGAAATCTCAGCGTACTACGATATTAAAAGCAGCCGGATACGACGGCATAACTCATGCTGGTGGAAATCTTCGAGGCACAAAAAAACATAAAGTCTGGATCGCTTTCTCCCCCAATCAAATCAAATCTATAGACAACCGAGGCACGTTTGACCCAGATGATGATCGCGTAAGCTACTCCAAGTGGGGCGATTCAAACGTCCACGGCACATCGGGCAAGCCGTTCGGCAGCGCGGCACCGTTTAATGAAGCCGATCACCCTCGCGCACCAGAGGGGTCGAGTGAGGGAGGGCAGTTTGTCAGCAGCGACAGCTCGGCATCGGCTAGCAGTTCCAAAAAAGAGGAAGATTCTACCGTCGGCTTCAAGACAACTCGCAAAGAGTTGCAGGATTCTGGCTACATGCCCGTCGGAAAAAAATCCGACTTTATGGACATCGACTATAAAATTGTTTTTTGGTTTAACCCAAAAACAAAAGATACGGTGCTTGAGTTTACTCCACGGATGCACCGCCTTGATGATAAGACGGGAATCACGGATGAGATGCTGGCTGTGAGCCAGAAATATGATGATTTGTATCAAGAAAAAACTGGTCAGGCTTTTGGTTCGAGGAAGCAGAAGGGCGTAAGCGACAGGCCTCTTCCACAGGACTACAGAGATGAAAAAACGGGAAAGCTCCTTACTGATGAAGAGATGGGATCACCATTTGCCACCAAAGACGGAAACAAAAAGCTAGGCACATACTTCAAGCAGTTCTTTACCGATGCCGAGTGGGATTTGCTGCACGAGTATGAATATCAAAGAGAAGCGAATAAAAATAAAAACATAAAAAGGGCAGGGGGAAGTGGAGGTGGTAGAAAGCTGGAAGTTGTAACGAAGGCTCCAACATACTTTGCGAGAACTTACGAAGAGCAAAAGGCCGTACACGAAGCGTTAGGCAAGCCGGTCGTCCCTGCTGGCGAAAAAATGCCGATGCCCATCAAAGGGAAAAAGTTTTACCCAGGCGACGAGATCCCCGAACAGGGGCCGCACCAAAAATGGCTTGATATGTACTCCAAGTGGGGCGATTCAAACGTCCACGGTACATCGGGTAAGCCGTTCGGTGCAGCGGCACCATTTAATGAAGCCGATCACCCGCGCGCACCAGAGGGATCTAGCGAAGGCGGGCAGTTTGTATCGAAAGATAGCTCGGCATCGGGCAGCAGTTCCAAAAAGGAGGCAAAGAAGTCTGCACAGAGAGTCGGTGCGGAAGTCCTGTCGCTCAAAGACATCAAAGCTGACCCGCCCAGGTTCCAATACAAGGTTCAAAACATTGGCGAGCAGGGCGTCACCCGCGAATTTAGCGACGTGGAGTACGATCCGCTTCTCGCTGGGATGCTTTACGTCTGGGAAGATCCGGAATCCGGTGAAACCTACGTCATCAACGGGCATCACCGCTACGAGATCGGCGTTAGGAGCGGCTACGATGGGACTGTTCCGGTCTATTTCATGGATGCCGCCGACGAAAAAGAGGCCCGCGCCCTGGGGGCAATCGTAAACATCGCGGAGGGCCACGGTACGGCCCTGGATGCGGCCAAGTTCATGCGAGATATGGGCAAGCCAGGGCAGCTCGGCGTGGATTATCTCAAATCGAAGAACGTATCACTTAAAGGCAAGGTCGCAGCCGACGCTCTGCTGCTCTCCGGACTCTCCGACACCGTATTTCGCGATCTAAGCTACGAACGAATCACCATCGGCCAAGCACTGGCAATTGCAGGCCCGCTACAGGCCGATAAGGACGCCTCAGAGGCCGAAACGGCGGCTATCCACGACGCCCAAAATGAGGTTCTAAGGGCAGTTCAGTCTAGCTCGCGAAAAGTGTCTGATGAGGCGATCCACGAGATGGCCGAAGATGCGATGGCAAGCCCGATGGTCCAGAATGACGACGGGCCGTCACTCTTTGGCGACGATGAGACGTTCAAGAAGCTGATGGTCGACCGTGGTGAGGTTAAGGCTGCAATCCGGAAGGAATTGAGTAAGATAAAGAGCCGTTTTGCGGGCTTTTCGGTCAAGGGTGCCGACGCATTGGCTTCCCAGGCCGGAGTCGGTGAGATCGACCGAGACAAAGCTCTCGAAAAGAAGGCCGAAGCGACAAACATCCTCGATCTATTCGAGACTGAGGTCCGATTGAAGGGTGAGATCGGATCGAAGCTAAATGAAATCATTAACCGAGCTGCGGAGGAACATAATGGCAAGCGAAACCAATCCGACCGACGAAAAGTCAAAGATCGAGCCAAACGAGAGGTTCGAGAATTTCTCAAATCTTTACAAGGGCCTGAGTCCGGACAAGATGGACCAGTTACTCTCCAGGGCGACGGATATGGTCAGCGAAGCGGAGCAGTCCTTGAAGGATCAGCGTACCGACTCGACCGAGGCGTCCGACGATACTGCCGAGACGGAGTAGAGAAGTACAGCAAGTGGTCACCCTACGTCGGCCCCAGGGGCGGTAAGGGCTGGACAAATTCTGAAACCGGAGAGGTTGTCTACGGAGACAAGCCTGGGGAGAGAACAGCAGGCCGAGAGGCGTCAAAAAAAAAGGGAACGCCGAAGCAGCGTCCATCATTGAAATGGCTGCAAAGGGGCGAAGTCCCGCCAGGGTTTAAGCACAAGACGGGTACATGGGAGGTACATAGTGGAAAAGAATATGACGGGAACTTTTACTATAAAGTGCAACGAAAAGAAGACGGAAAATATGCACTCTTAACACACTATGACGGCAAGATAGACGGAAGGGAGGATGTGAACGGATTTACTATTGAAATGCGAGACGGAAAAGATTTTTCGCTGCATTTTCGCAATCCTGAAGAGAAAGAAGAATTTTTCGATTCGTTTAACGATGTCGTAGCCGATGGATTTAAGTCGCCACTACACCCCAAACACCATTTAAATAACTACGATTACAACAACGCCCGCCACTCCTACAGTGACACCGAAGATAAAGCACAAAGGCTTGCAAAGCAGAGCGGAGTTGATCCCCGAACAACAGCCGATTTCCTTGAAACCTGGATAGCGGGCGGTTCCCCCCTTAAAAATAACTTCATCCAAGGTGCGGCCAAGGAGCTGTTTAATACGCCACAAGACGTTGTAACGGTAGACGGAAAAAGCGAACCGTTTAGACCTTCTAGTGAGCCAAACTTTAAGACGATTATGAAGGCACAGTACGAAGCCACCCAAAAAAAGCTCGCGGAGGCAGGCTATCAGCCCGACGATAAAATTCGACTGTATCGCGGCATGAAGTTTGGTAAAGGCGAGCTACCAGATGCGTTTTCTATGCCAAAAGACAAGGATGCCCCTGAGTCTCAGGAATTAAAAAACTTTCGCTCAAACCCTGTTAGCTCATTTTCGCATGACATAGGAATAGCTCAGTCATTTACGAGAGCATTTAACATACATGATTTGCCTGGAACCGTAAGCGTGCTTCTCCATGCTGACGTGCCGGTAAGAGATATAGCAAGCATCCCATCAGCAGGCATGGGCAGCGCGGGCGAAGGAGAGGTAGTCGTAATTGGTCGAGACAGTTTAGGCGGCGAATCTACCGTCGCCAGATACCAAAAAACCGACGCAATTAACATTGACGAGCTTTCCCATAATGCTAATTGGCTCAAGAAGGTAGAGATTGACGAATCGGGGGATGACGACAAAATAGTGGACTTACCAAAAGAACAAGGAGAGTAGTCGTGTCTGAAGTAGCCCGATTGATGTTTAATTTGCATAAAGAGCGGCAGAAGTACGCTGCGCAGTGGACTCGCGGCACCAGTAAGACCGGCAAGACATACTGGCAGTCAAGCACCAACCCCTCAGACAAACGATACCAGGAAAACATGCCAGGGGAGCGTGGCCAGGGAGAGCAGCAGGGGATGCCTGGGGTGCCTCCTGGCTGGGAAGCCTACGAGGAAAAGGTCCGAGCATTAGAAGCGGAAGGGATGGACCGATCCGACGCCCAGGGCATCGTCGATATGGAAATGGAACAGCAGGGGACAATGCCCCAGCCAGCTCAAGAAAAAACCCCAGAGGATCACGTCGACGCGGCACAGAATGACCCCAGGGCGCGTGATGCCTGGAACCGCCAGAGCGACAAGGATTTGCAGGCGATCATCGACGACGAGAACGAAGACGAAGCCAAAAAAGCAATCGCCCAAAGTAAACTTGACGAGAGGCGGGGAACACTCGAAGAGCGAGCCGAGAAACTTGGCTGGGAAGAGGATGAGTACGACGGAGAGCCGGTCTACAATTTCCCAAACAGCCACGACATCCCGCGAGAGGTGATGCCGCAGATTGGAGGCGGTCCAGTCGTTGAAAAGTTAGAGGAAGAGGCAGCAAAAATAAAGGCAAAACACGGAAAGGAATCCTCTCAGTACAAGGAAATCGACAAGAAAATTGAGGTTGCCAAGGACAAGCTACTCAAAGACTTCATTGGATACCTGCAAGCGATTGGCGTAGGCGTAGAGTTGAAAGAAGGCGACAACGCGCCTGCCGTTAAAGACTTGAAGCCAACACAGACTCACGGCAAAAGCGACAAGGTGAATTTCTTTGCTGAGTTAATGGATAAAAATAAATGGAATTGGAAGAAGAAGCAGACTCCCGTAATTGTTTCAAGTGACGGATACATCCTTGACGGACATCATCGCTGGGCCGGTCAAATGCTCGGCCAGCCAGAAAAGGGATTTGATGTTATGGTGGCCGACCTGGACATCGAGTCGCTTCTGAAAGTCGCCCATACCGCGAAACACACAGGTTACAAGTCGCTCGGCGGCAGCGTTACTCGACCGGCCAAGCGAGCCGATCTATTCGACGGAACAGGGGTGAACGTCACCGGAGGCCAGAGCGTAAATTTTGCCAGCCAGATACTTGGCAGGGACGTGAACCAGGACGACCTCGCCGCTGCTTCTGGCGCACCGCCCAACACCGACCTAAAGCTCGACTTTGACCATGTGCGGAATGAATACCACATGACTGCTGGCTCTGACGCACCAGACAGCTTCCTTTGGGATACGTCGATCTACCGCAACGAGGAAGGTGACGCGGTGATGCGAATTAACATGGCTCGCGTTCCGGAGGCCGATCAAGGACAGGGGCTTGGTAGTCGATCATTCAGCTCCCAGGTAATCCAGGCCGAGAAGCTGGGACTCGAAAAGGTGGTCGGGTTCTGTGCCGGTGGGTCAAGCTATCCTCAGAGCGGCATGAATGGCTATTACACCTGGGCATTGGCGGGGATGGATGGGCCGCTTCCCAGCACCGTAGAATCGAGACTTCCGGAGAACCGTCGCGGGCAGTTTAAAACGGTCCAAGAATGCGTTCGTAGGATGGGTGCAGATTGGTGGAAAGAAAACGGTGATGCGTTTAACGGCACATTTGATACTGGCCGAGGGTCGTTCAGCCGCCATCTTCTCGACGCCTATCTCGCTGAGTCATTCGGGCAGGTTGCCGACCGCTACCAGCTACGCAGACCAGATGGGTCTATTTTCCGATACCAGAAAAGCGAGGAACCTATGAGTGACGCTGATAAAGTCTACAAGGCCCTCCAGGGGGACGGTGGAGAGTCTAAAGAGGAAGGAATCGAGCTTCCAATGGGCAGCGAAGAAGAAGAAAACTGGAAAAAAGCCCGCGAGAAGGTAGAAGAAATGTACCGTCAACGCGGGCTTGATGCGTCCTAAGCCTCTGGGAAAACTTCATTCAAGCGTTTTAGCACAAATTCGGCTTGCTGCGCTCCAAGGTCAGGTCCGTCGTCAATCTGGATGACCGACCAGTCGCCGTCGCACAGCTCTAGTCCATCTTCTTGGCTACTGAAAGTGTCTTGAACAAAATCCTTTAGAAGCCCTCTGGCGATTTCAAGAGACGCCCAGGCGAGACGCCTCTTCTCGTTGATCTGATGCAGACGCTTGAGTGCATCTTTGAGCAGCGGCAGAGCGTAGAGCGGGTCGAGTGGCTTAAAGCCTTCCTCCACCAGCTCGCCATTCAATTCGCCTAGAAGTTCTTTACAGGAATCTTCGCCACTAGCCACCTTGGCGGCATTGTCAGCGGTAATTTTTGTTCGCAGATCCCAGAGTGCTATTTTTGTTTTCATCGCCTCCGAAGCCTCCTATTTCGTGGTTTTCTCGTTCTATACCTACCTAACGACGTTTACTCGAATCTGTCCGGAAAAATCTTCTACAATTCTTCCCAGCCGATGGAAATCGGCTCGTGCGGGAGTAGCTTTGAGGCCCAGACCGCCACCTCTTCACGCAGCTCATTAGGAATATCAGTATCGCAGTTTAGACGCCAAGCCCGAAAGGTGGCGCGGGACATTAAAACTTCATCATTGTGGCCGACTTCAGGATTGTAATACGCCGGTGACGGTTCGTATTCCCAGGTGCAGGAGATAGTCGCCTTGGTTGAACCGAATCCCCAAAGAAGCTGGCTAAGTCCCTCCGGAATCGGCTCGTCGCAGTGAGTGTACTGGCATCCGAGAGCGTCGAGATCGCACTCGATCTGCTGATAGTAATGTTCCATTTTTAAGTCTCCAGGTAGCTAAGTAGGTGAACCGAAGTGACTCCAAAGACGAAAAGCACAGCATAAATTTCGACCATTTTTAGCCTCGTTTTTTGCGGTGTTTGTAGCAGTGGTTCGCGTTGGGGCATTTATCAACTAAGTTTTGCTTGAGCTGCTTGCCGCACTCTTTGCACTGGCGGTTGCTCAGGACGGTATGGGGGTGCTTGGGTTGCCTCATCTGTGTTTACTCCAGCTCGAAGTCCAAGAGTGCCACGTCTCCCACGATGGGGCCGTGATCGTAATACGCTGATGCCCGCACGTTGACGGGCAGGTCTTTGTAAAGTCCGTCTTCGTTGACGAGCATGGTTTTGCAGGGAGCTGTCGCGTTGACTGGCACCCGCTCGATGTAACCGCCGACCCAGGACTGCATGTCCTTTAGGGTGGGGTAGCTTTGCAGGTGCATCCTTTCGACGACCCCGCTGGCTCGCAGGATCGTTACACAGAAGCCCCCGACTCGTTTTGTCGCTTCAATCATCTCTCGTGCCTCCGTTTAAAAGTGAGGGAGGAAGGGGGCCGAGCGGCCCCCAGGAACCCCCAGGTGATTACCATTCTGATTTTTTGCCGTGATCTACAAGCCGCATCCCAAAAGACTTGATTCGACGCTCTTCGGGCCACCATTTGATTGGCTGATCCTTGTAAAGCACGATGTTGTAGTGCCGAGCCAAATCGAAGTCCTTGAACTCTTCCTTGATGGCAGCGTGGTCGAAGTCAAAGTAGTGCAGCCGCGAAAGTTCCAGAACAACCTGCCGCCAGCCGATTGAATCTTCGGTCCCGTCTCGGTTGACTCGCAAGCCTGTCGGCACCGTTTCGCTCAGTCGGTTGTCTATATCTGGAAACCGGAAACCGTCGTAACGCATCGTGTCCAGCAGTCCCATCAGGTCGTCTACTTTTTGCAGCTCGTAAGCCTTAGTAATCATTTTTGCCACAGTGTTTCTCCTTATTAGACGTATAAGACGTGTGGGTGTCCGTTTTCGTGTGCTTCTGCCGCAAGGTCGCGGCTCGAAGATTCAAGCTCTGTTGTGTCCGAGGGCTTTTCCAGGTTCATCCAGATCGGACCTTCGGCCCACTTCGCCTGCTCATCTTTGAAATGCTCAACAGCGGTGACGGTTGCGGGAACGGTATCCACGATGTTGTCTCGCATTCCCCCATCGCAGTCGATGAAGCCGTGGACGATTGCGACTTCCCCATTTTCGCTCTTCTCGGAGATCAGGCCCGCGAGATCAGATCGAATCGCGAGTCGGTCCACGCGGTATCCGCTCGACCATCGGTTCGTGTTCTGCTCGCGAAAAAACCTGCGCCAGGCTCGTTTAAGTTTATTTCTCACGGTTCACCTCCCAATGCTTTTAATTGCTGCGTTACGTGTCCGGAATGTATTGGTGGGGTCTTGCTGGATGTTCACGGTGTTTTTTCCATCCAGTCCGTAAGCCTGGAAGATGGAGCGTCCGTCCGGATACTCGGTCCCCAGGATTAGGAACCTCTTGCATTTGCTTCGCCAGCGTTTTTGCACGATGCCGATCCCCATGACATCCCGCTCAATCGTTGGCCGCTTCGACCAAAGCAGTGTGCTTCTCATCGAGACCCCCTTTGCTATATAGTGGAATTACTTGTTCCCGCTTTTGTTATCGTGTTACCAGTTTAGGTATCTTGATACCAAAACGCAATAGGGGTTTATTTCCCGTAAAATAGGAGGTTTTTTTGCCATGAGCTTGCCGCAAGATGGAGTAAAACTGGTTGAATCCGTCAGAAGTCACCCAAAATTAGGCCGCGGAAGCTGCTCGACGATTGACGAATGCTGGAGCGATAAAGAGCTTTTGGAAGAGTTCCGCAAGGATGGGATTAAGACGCCCCAGGAGGCTCTCGATTGGGCAATGGATTACGAGGGGTTACAGCGAGAGAAGGCATTGAATCAGCGATGGGGCGACGAAGATGACTGGGAACTCGCATGGCACAACGAATTAAAAAAAACTTAACTTTTTTTGATCTAGGGGTACACATTTCTGTACGTCGCGTCAAAATTGGCGTTCCTTGGGGGGAAGGTCATGGAAGACCGACTAACAGAACAAGAGCAATGCAATGCAAGACTGATTAACGAAGCATGCGCAGAGCTTCGTCGACGACTACTGAGAGGCATCAAAGAATACTCTCACGGTAAGGTCCATGTCGAAGTCAGCCATACCCCAGGCCGCGTGACGTTCATCCGTAGCGGCTCAGAGACAACACACAAATAAATTAAAGCGGTACTGAAACAATCAGGCCCACACTTCCAGAAGGAAGCGTGGGTTTTTTTTATGGGCTTATTGAAACCAAAAAACAGCGAATCTCAAAGCGAGTTTCTGGCTCGCGCGCTTGAAGCACTGAAGGACAAGTACCCTGACGCCGACAAGCGTACCGCCTACGCGCTGAACTGCTGGTACGAGAGTCGCGGCGATACCGATGCTGATCGAGCTGTCAAGCAAATGTTTAACGGCGACGAATTCATTGTTCGCAAGAACATCCCGATCTTCGCTGAACACCAGACGACCGACAGTGAAGGCAATCCTCAGCAGTACGACCGCGCTGCTCTGATGAAAATCATCGACAAATGCAATAGCCGGATCGAAGACACCGGAGACGTTGCCGCACTCACCGCCGGACACACACCCGACAGGGACGACGTTGCCCAGGGCGCAAAGCAGCCAGAAGTCCTGGGCTACGTCGGACCATTCAGGCTCGGCCAGATCGGCAACAAGAAGCCCAGGTACGCGATCCTCGCAGACGAACACGTCTACAGGGACGTGGAGAGCAAAACAAAGAGGATGCCACGCCGCAGCGTCGAGCTGTGGATGTCGCCCGAAATGGAAGAGCGATTCGTTGATCCCATTGCAGCCCTCGGAGCAGAGGCTCCCAGGCTCGACCTGGGGATGCGTTTTGCCCGCTCTTCGGCAAGTGGCGAACTGGTTGAGAAATATACCGGCCCTGTGGCAGCAATGCCAAGCGGCGGGAACACGTTCATTCCCAGTGAGGGAAACGAGAAAAAATCTAAAAAGTACGAAGCAAAGGAGCCTCGAATGCTAGCCCCTGAAGAAGTTAAACAAATTGTCGACGCGATCAGTCAGCTCTCCTGGGCGCAGTGGGCCAAGGACCAGGAATCTGCTGGTGAGATGCCGGAAGCCGATGTCGCTCCGGAGGAAGCTGGCGAAGACCTGCTCACCGACAATTCTGGACCAAATGAGGAAATCGCACCCGTCGACGCCGCTCCGGAAGATGGCGATGTCGAGCAGTACGACGAAGAACTGCCAGAGGAAATCGCTGAAGATCCGATTGCCGAAGACATCCCCGAAGAAGTGCCGCCAATCGACGCAGAAATCGAAGACGATCTGCCCGAAATTCCAGCCGAGGATGAGGAAGAAGAAGAATTTGGCGCACGTTACGACGCCGAGCTGGATGAAGTCCCAGAGGATGAGGAAAAAGAAGACTACATCGCCCCTGCACTGGCGGCGGCTGTGGGGGGAGGTGCTGGTGCCTTCATGGGAAGCAAAGCCAAGAACTCCCGCAAGGGCTACAAGGATCGCTACCGAGCCGAGCAGGTGAAGTACCAGAAGTTACAGCGTGAGAATGCTGAGATGCGTGACAAGTACGGCAAGCTCTCGAAGCAGGTCAACGGGCTTCGTCGAAGTGCCGTCGACTCTGAGCGTGAATCGCAGCTCGAACGGTACCGCCTTGAATTCGCGTTCGACCTGGAAGCCGAAAAGAGTCGCTGTCTTTATTCTCGCGGATCAAAAATGACTCGTGAGACCTTTGAAGATCACTTGAACGTGATCCGAGACAATTATCGCAAGATCCCTCACGCTCGAACCCTTCCGGCAGGCAAGCTGGAAACGACCGACCGAGAGAAGCACGAGCGATCCGTCGCGGATGCGGCCTACAAGTACGCAGAGTCCGAAAGGAAAGCAGGCCGCCACGTCCGGTGGGATCAAGCCCTTTCTCACGTTCAATCGCAAGAAAACAAATCCTAAAACATTAAAACCCTTTTAGATTGAGGTAAAGAATTATGCCCGCAGCAAGCCCAAGTTTTAAAGCAGGTGGCGACATTGCCCCTAGCCGCTTCGTAAAGGGCGGTTCAGCCGATCACACTGTCGTTCAAGGTACTGCAAACGCAGTGACTCTTGGAATCGCGATGGAAGGCACACAAGAGCCGCCGATCCCAGGTTACTCGACGCCGCTCGCCGCAAGTGCTGGCGAACAGCTCAAGGTCTACGGTGAAGGTGAAGAGTGCCTGATCGAAGCCGGTGGAACCATCGCAGCTTTCGGTGAGGTCAAGAGTGATGGAACAGGAAAAGCCGTTGCCATCGCCACGACCGGAACCACTGTCCAGAACATTGCCGCCATCGCCCTTGAAGGTGGTGCCAGCGGTGAGCTTATTCGCGTTCAGGTCCGCACGGCCAAGTTCCGTCCGGCACTGAGCTAACCCCCGTAAATTGACAATCATCGCAGGCCGCAGTTAAGGAGAACCCGATGCCCGCAGTATACCCCAGTGGTGAGAACGTTTATGTTCGCGACCACAAAGCCACACAAGGCTTGAAAATTGATTTTAGTCGCAATCCAAGTGAGTTTGCGATCAACAAGTACATCCAAATCCAGTCTGTTGAAAAAAGTGCTGGATATTATTTGGAATTGACCGTCGAGGAAGCTGGCAGGGTCATGTCCAGTGATATTTCTGAGGCGGTATGGTTCGATGGATCTGATCGCCCGCAGCGGAACGAAGGCACGGAAGCCTTTGAGTGGAAAACGTATCAGACCGAGCGTTACAACTTCGGTTTCAACCTGGGCGACAAAGCCATTGAGCAAGCAAGCTGGGATCTCCTAGAGACTCACAGCCGGATCAAGGCTCAGCAGGCCATGACAGCTCGAACCGTCAAGGCGATCACACTCGCGACCGACACCAACACCTACGACGCCACGCACCAGAGTGCTGTAGCTTCGATTACCGGCAATACCGGAAATTGGGGTGCCAGTACGACTGCTCGCCAGGATGTTAAGCGTTCGCTTAATTTCGCAGCGAATAAAGTGAAGCTCGACACCCTCAGTGCAGTCAAAACAGAGGATCTGCACTTAGTGATTAGCCCTGATACGGCGATTGAAGTTGCCGAGTGCCAAGAGATCGTCGATCATATAAAGCACAGCGATCACTCGCTCGCTCAGATTCGTGGCGAGCTTCCTGGGAGCAACGTCGAGTTCGGTCTACCTGATCGGCTCTATGGCTACAACATCGTAGTCGAGGATGCCGTAAAGGTTTCGACCCACAAGGGAGCCACGACTTCCAAGAGCTACGTCTTACCGTCCGGAACAGCGTTCCTGGCTGCACGTCCTGGCGATTTGGAGTCTCCTGGGCAGGGTCCGAGCTTCTCGACGCTTCAACTCTTTGCTTACGAAGAGATGACCGTAGAGACGATCCGCGACGACAAGCACCGCTACACCCTTGGTGCAGTTGTGGATGATTACGCCGTAGTGGCAACCGCCCCTGTAACTGGCTTTTTGTTCACGAGTGCCGTTTAAGGACTGAGAGTTTGGCATACGCAAATGTTGCAGACCTTACGTTGAGACATGATCCACGTCTGATAAATGACCTCTCAAACGATGAGGGAGTTCGTCAGAGCCGTGGAGACTTACAGACTAATAGCCGCGTCGTAACCGCTCTAAGTGACGCCTCCGGAGCGGTTACGGCGGCATTAGTCGTAGGTGATCGTTACACGACCGAACAGCTTAGTTCGCTGACTGGTGACGATCAGTCTCTACTTAAAAGGATAGTCTGCGACATTGCGATGTCGTTTCTCTACGACCGAAGACCCTCGCTCAATGCTGATGAGTATGAGCGATACAACAAGATGGCCGAGAGGCACCTAAATCGACTGCGTAAGGGGGATGCGGTATTCAACATAAAAGCGAATCGTGACGCAACAAAGGTCACGTTAGATGGCCCCACAACACTCGATTACAATAGGCTGAATCTTCTCCCCGAACGGGTGCCGCACACTTATCCGTCGCGGTCGAGTCGATTGCCGACAGACCGGAGATAACAAATGGCAAGCGACATTCAAATTTTAGGTCCGGCCACGATAAAAGTGAACGGTAATATCCTGGGGTATTCGGCAGACATGGTGTCGGTCACACTTCAGGCTTTTCATCACGACGTACCTGGAGACCATCACGGTGGCCCCCAGGGACCGCCTATCGCAGTTCAATATCTTGGACAGATTGCCCGCATCCGGCTTGAATTAAGTCACTGGGACATCGCTGAGTATCGAAAGGTTGCAGATCGAACAAACGCTGCGGGGAACGCTGGCGTAAGGATTGATAACGGAAAAGTCGGCCAGCTTGTGTACGACGCTTCATCGGTCGCAGATGGAAACCTGGGAACGTATCAAGTGGAAATTTTGAATGCCAGCGGGAACGGCTACCAGTTTGAACACTGTATCTGCCGCGAGGCGGTCGAGTTCAACGCAGGTTCTAAATACAGCACGCTGAACTGCGAATTTGAGGCTCACAGAAGCAGCTACGGCACTCTTTATTCTTATATCTAGAAATTGAAGGGGGACTTCATGTTTGGTTGGTTTCTTCGGAGGTGGCGTCGTCGCCGGTTCAATAAGCGTCGACAGCTTTTTCAGTATTTTGATGGCAAGTTCGAGAAGTCGATTGATCCGCTCGCAACTGTTTTTTCTATCGAAGCTGATCCGGAATTCGTATCAAGCAGGCACCCTGCTTTGGCGGGAGCCGGAAATAAAGATGCGTATGATATTTGCCAGCGGATGATTTGTCGGGTGTTTAAGGTCCAGCCTTACGACTCAAAGACCGGATACGGCCTGACCGAAACCGAGAGAATGGACCTGTTCGTTGATTTCGACCAATGGCTCGCAACTCAAAAAAAAAGTATCGGACCTACGCTGAACTCGCCGGTCTCTACGGAGGCATCGACCTCGACGACATCTACCGAAGAGACTACGAGCGGTACGTCGGACTCTACCTCAACCGAAACCGAATCACCATCCAAGCCGCAGAGCGAGTCCGTCTAGGTGTTGCGATGGGAATCACTCCGGTTGTCGGTGGAACAGTTCCGAAAGAGTGGTGGTATGAGGTAAGGGACTCCGCAGAGCTTGCTGATGTAGCGTTTGAGCGACACAAACCGCAAGAGAAGGAAGAGTCCATCTAACATGCCTTTTGCCGCAGTTGCCGCCTTAGCTCGACTCATTCCGCTCCTATTAAGAGCTGGCGGTGGCCTACTTCGTGGAGGCGGTCGTGTTGCTGGCAAGATGGGGGCAACTAAGACTGGCTCCAGGCTCTTACGTCGCGGCTACGCAGCCGGTCGACGTGCTGCCCCGCGAGGCTCAAAGGCCCGCTCGTTCTTTAAGGGAGCTGGGCGTGCTGCAAAAGCCGCCGAAGCATCCGCACCGGCCCAAAGCTCGATAGCCGACGCCGTTCAAATGGCGACCTCAAATCTCGGTGGTGGCGGTGGCGGTGGCGACCCAGATCGCGACATCGACTTCGGCCAGGGAAGCTCCGGCACCAGTACCTCAACGCAGGCATCAGGGGGCGGCGGCGGCAGTCCCAGGGTCGAAAAGCATACAACCATCAAAGAAAGAATCATCGAGCGAGTAAAGGGCGCATTCGGGGGCGGCAAGAAAGGGGCATACGATCCACAATCCGCGCTTGACAATATGTCGGATCGAAAGCGGGCAATCCGACGAGAGCAACTTGTTCAGGAACACAGTGCCACGCTGGCCACAATGCCGCAAGAAGATCACGAGGCGTACCTTCAAGCAGCGGAATTGGACGCCGATGACGAATATCTTGAGTCCTCGGAAGAACGAGCAAAAGCAGCGGAAACGGCTGGCCAAAAGATAACGGATATGACCAAAAAGGTCTCGAAGTATGCAGCCGTCGTCGTAGGCGTGACGGCGGCGACTTACGGGGCAGGCGAGGCATTGAAGCATTTTGGGCAATACCTTATCCGAGCCAATGAGCATCTCAAAGAGTACAGCGGAGTGATTGCGTCGAGCATGGCTGAGTACCGAATGCACACCCGTCTAATGGAAATGCAGAGAGCGCAGGACATGGGTGGCGTGATCTCAGAATATACTCAATCTCAGATGGAGTTTGAGAAAGCCATGCAGCCAATTGAAAACGTAATAGATGCAGCCGTGATGAATATCACTGAAACAATCATGGATATAGCAAGCGTTCCGATTAACTGGCTCACGAATACAGGTCCGTGGAAATGGCTTGAGCGGTGGGTCGGCGTCGGAGATAACCCGAAGCCGACGAGCAAGATACTTGAATTTTGGAATGAACAAGCAAAGCAGGGCGATGTAGACAGGTGGGTAGACTAAATGGACGGCACGACGCTTGAATACAACGGAATAAAATTCCTTAATGTTTACACAAAAAGCATGTCTCACGAGGTCGTCCGTGACGACACTGATCGCGATGTCATCGGCATTAAAGTTCGGATTGACATAGACGGCTGCATTCAAAACGACCAAGGGACGCCGTTCATCGAGCCTGGGTCTGAGGTTGGCGGTGAGATGCTCAAGAAGATCCGAGCCAAGCTGATGACGCCAAGGCAGGACTTAAAATACAGCACCGGAGAGGCTGGCCACGTACTAAAAGTTGACGGAATGCTTCACTATGGTGACTGGGCATCAAATGCGGGAGAAACCCAGCCTAATTATGACATAAATAACGGCCCCCGACCAATATCGCTAACGGTCAAGAGAGTAGTTGCAGGAACAGCGAGCTGGTTCGATGTCGAGTATTCAATCGAGACCACTGTTGTCCTGTCATTGGCTGAAGGCACATTGACCGGAGGGACATCGCAACAGGCTGGCTCGCCAACTCAGCCGCTCTCGCTAATCGGTAAAAGCTGTCGAGGACTTCATTCGATGGCCAAAGCTCTCGTGTCGAATAAATGGCAGACATCCCAGACAATTGATAACCGAAAATACTCGAAGTTAGTTTACGACGGAACGCTACAGCTAATGAGTGCCGCAAAGCGGTCTTCTGAGGATTTCTCTGTACTAATTAACGCACTCATGCCGCCGTTAATGCAAGGATTTTCAAGGGACACTGTAGACTACTCGCTATCAAAGGATGGCATGAAAGTAAACTATCGCATCGTAGATACGGAGCGATACGCCGCACCACCCCAGCCCGCAACAAACTGGAGCGGTCAGGTCAGCGTTCAGACCAGAGAAAACGGAACAACGGTCCATATTGGATGCAGCCTAACGATGGAAGGTGGCCCAGGAACACATCCCTACCAGCTCTTGCAGCGTTCTATGCGAATCGCGGAGCTTAAAATGGGAAAATTTAAAACCAATGCTTCTTTCATTCTCAAGAGCCTGTCTTTTACGGAGAATCTCCACGACAACACGATCCACTTGAGTGTCCAGGCTGAACGTACTGGACGCGACGGAAACACCCCCGCCGACATTTTTAAAACATACTATAACAACGTCGGAAACACACTGGATAAAAACCAGAAGCTCGGCTCGCACAGTGCGGGGAAGCTGTCAGGGTATGACCCAAAAAGCCACCCCATCGGCCCGGTGCTAATGAGAAGTGGCCACGGCCAAGACCAGGGCTATCCATTTCTTGCGGATGCTTTTCGCAACGCCTTTAGTGGCCTTAATGCGTCAGTTCCGGTCCTGAGCTACGAAGGTAGTGCGAGAACGGCATCGCCTTTTTATAAAGAGGGAAAGAAGCAGCAGACTAAGGTATCGGAGACGACAAGCCAGCAGCCTGGGGCTGGCGACAACATCGCGACAGACGAGTTCGTCAACCCGAAGCCCCCTGGCATAGACAATGTTTCTATCACAATGAGTCGCGTCAAAACGCACTACGAAAACAAGAGCGGGATGATCCCGTTGCCAAGGGCAGTTTCGGCAACAAAGTACAACACTCGTCCGGTTCAATTCGTAAAAATATGTCAGCCATCGACCGTAAAGGTTGTGACGATTGACTTGTCGTCTTTCCAGACTTGGCCCGTTGTGCCGACGCCCGCAGACACCATCAAGCTAATAAACACCGGAGAAGGCTCCGACATCAACATCTATTTGATTGATTCAAATGTCGAGTTACATGGCCCGCAAAAAAAAGGCAATGCTCTTGAGTTTAGGATAAAAGCGACCTACAGATTCGCGACCGACAAGACCCTCGAATCCGTTACGGCACAGCCCGAAGCGTATGTCGCAGTCGGAGACCCCTCGGTTGTAATGGATCAAGAACATCGAGTTGTAAAAACAAACGCATTGCCTCCCTCCGGTGGAACCACTGCCGCCGGTGATAAAGGTGGTGGAGGTGGTTGGTAACAATTTAGGAGCAAGGGATAATGCCCACATACACTGGAAATAATGGACTGTTCGACAGCCTGGATACGCTTGTCACGTTAAATCAAGACGTGTCCAGCGATGCAGTCAGCTCAAAAACTTTAGCCGACGCGATTTTGGCTAACTTGTCAAACTACACCCAATCCCTCGAATTTGATTCGGTTTTCGGAGGTTCGGGCGCGGCTTTGAAATCAGCCTTAAATCCTGATGTTCAATCGACTATCGGCCAGATTGCGCAAAACATCATCATTTACTGGGTTCAGCAGGAGCAGGCATACTTCACGAGTTCCGGAATCTCGGATGCAATCAGTGAACTAAAAAGCCTGATGACGGGAGCCGATGAAGCAAGCCCCTTAAAAACAGTACAGCAGCTCTTGACCGGAGTTTATTGCCTGACGACTTCTAATCACGACGAGATCGCACTAAAGGGCGCACCCCCGCTCGTTTCAACGCTACTCACTGGAGACGGCCTCCAGGGAGAGCATTGTTATAACGAAGACATCCAGGTTCGTGTCGCAGCCCCTAATTCGTCATTTGACATTACCGGCCTAAGTTCGGTAGATACGTCAGCCTATAACTGGCCCCAGGGATCGGGCGCGGCTGTCAGCGTCAGTGAAACCCCTGGAGCGTCCGGACTTCTTTCTGACTCCGGAGTAACGTATAGCAATTGGTCTCAGGTCCAAAACGGCGATGCGGTGACGGACCTGTCTGCCAGCGGCAAAGTGGCAATCGTTATAAGCACTGCGTCGGGGCTACCTGGAGACCCGCTGGTCAGTGATTGGGGAACGTACACCGGCGCAGCTCCCGTCTGGCAGCTTCGCATCCAGGGAACGGGTGAGGGAGGCCAAAGTTACGACATAAAGAGCCTGGAAATCCCTCTCGCATCAGTCGACGCAGCGACCGTGCTAACTGCCGTCCAGGCAATGCCAGGGCTTACGGAGGCGTCTGTGTCGACGACAACTCCTGAGACCTTCAGTAATGGCGCAATTAAAAAGATCATTCACGACATTACGATTCCAACGATCTCCGACAATGCGACGATAACAATCGTTACGAACGTGACTCCCAGTACGGCCACACTCAGCCAGAATACGTCGACATACGAGAACGGCGGTGATTCAACTGACTCGGAAACAAAAGGGTTTAAAGAGATCACGATTAGCCGACGCTCGGCCTACGCTTCGCCTCTCACGAAGACCTATGCCGGAGCATTATCGGAAGCGGGCGGTACCAGTAGCGACAATCCCCAGGAGGGCGGCTGGACCGTCACGCTGTCGAATACCAGGAACAGCGATTCGGTGCATCTACCGCTTAACTTGCATCACAAGTGGCGACTCACTCGCCTCCAAGACAATCCACGCACCGCCGATGAAGACGAAGTTGCATCGCCAACCCTTCACGCGGCAATGACAGCCGCCCAGGTCGAGGCTCTAGTCGCCCCGCTGTGGGCTAACTACGTGGCCGGAAGTACGTCTACTCGTGAAGCGACCATTGGTATCACAAAATCGGTTGCCGCAAACAACGACGTTTCATTTTTCTTTCCGCGATCCGGCCTGGACGACCAAACCAACTACGCTTTCGATACTGAATTCACGATTTCGGCATTTGGAACGGACGAAGCAGTCTACACGCCACTGACCGCGAATAATGGATTTGCAATTCGTCGAGTGGTCACGACGGCTGGCACTTGCGACACGCTCGATCAAACGTCGCCGGTATTAAACCCGACGATGACATCTGCCCAGCTCGATGCAATCCTGCGGCCACTTTGGGGCCAAACGGTCAGCAGCTCGGACTGTACAAGAAACACGAGCTTGGCACCGATAATCGAAACCTTTGATAACGGTGCCGAGATTCGCATTCGCTTTCCGAATGCAAACTGGTTGCAGTCAGTAGATTCTACTGTCTCGATCATTAGTTACGACGACAATACCGACAACTCCGCGACGAACCTCTCAACAGCGGTCTATCCCTGCGGCCTGGGGGCTGTTCCTGGCAACGAATCGGTCGCCCAGGCGTGTTTGCCTCCAGTGGGTACGTCGGGGCTGAAGATTACCGGCGAATGTAACGATACTGCGGCGAACTCATCAAATGACGTGAAGGCTCCAAAGTTCCGTCAACTCATCACAGGGCTGACAGCCCGAACGATGTATATGGCTCACTTTTGGGTCTATATCAAAGAAGCAACCGTCACCGGACATACCTTCGCTCAAAAGATCAACTCGCAGAGCATCAAATTAAAGCTCTGTGACGAGGCTGGAGCGGTTCTGACCAATGTGGCCGGAGATAACTGCGAGATGATTGTGCCACTGGAAGCCCAAACGGGGGTTTCTGTGGGTAGTAATTCCAGCACCGTAAATCTCCCGAAATACGCATCAGGCGTCTGGCACAGTTCGGCTGGCCCCACACCGACCACCAGCTCGACAAGCTGGATCACAATCGATCGGACAGCCATTTCCACCCCCGCGATCCTTCCGGATCAGGTCTATTTAGAGATCAGCACCGATCACTGCGTTCACAAGGATCTGACGATCATTTTGAGCGATATTTTCTTCGGCCAGGGGACATCGTTATACGAGGGCGGTCCAGTGATTCTCATTCCCACCGGAGTCGGGTATAATTCACGCCCCGATATGGAGTGGACAATAAAAAGCGAAAACAACTGGTCAACGGATGACAACAGTATTCAAAGGTGGCTCTACCAGTGGGGTATAACCACCGCCAATAATGGCCTGCCTTCTAAGGTGACGAGTGCCGATTTTAACTAGTAGCTCAAGGAGGAGCAATTTCGATGTCGAACACAACCGACGTAAATGATGCCACGGCCCATGCCGCCACAAGTACAAAATTAACCAATTGGAAAACTGCCGTCGTGACATTCCTGGGCGCGATTGAAACTGCATGTGCCGATATTGGCACCTCGCAAAAGGAAGTGCAGATTCCTGACTGCAAACAAGACGCTTTAAGTTGCGCAACAAAAGTGGCTAACGCAATTGTCGAGGGTTAATCTGTGGCGAACCAGGGCGACATCCTGGCTCGCGTTATGGACCGACTTGCGACTCGCGTTCCTGGTCAGTCCGAGAGTACGGTCCTGCTTTGCAGCGATGCGTACCCAAACACGCAGCCTCCGAGCGACACATTCCTGACGGTGACGCCGCATGGTGGAAATTTCGATCTCTATCATGGCGGCGGTCACGTCCAGGTGTCTAAGTTTTGCACGTTCAGCGTAACGATCTATACGAGATCGCTGCTAGATCGAGCTGACAGCGAGGCCACTGCGCTCATCGGTTCGGAGATGGGCATTATGAGCGTCACAGAGCGGCACGTCCTTCGAGCGTTACTCGTCGACAACGATGACGAAAAGGGCGTCTACGACCCCAGGCATCTCGATGCGAATGGCAACGACGTTCGCCTGCTTCGCGACTGCCTGGAGCCAGCTTCTTTTTCAGCCCCATCGACGGCTGAAAGCACTGGGGGCATCACTTATACGAGATACTCAATCGACTTCGCTTACAGCTTCGATTGGAATCTAGGACAGCCGACAACGGCATAAAAAAACAGGGAGGGGGAGTCATGTCAAATCCAGCAATCGGATACTCGGTCGGTATTGCAACTTCGGAATATGCAGACCCAGTTCATCCGCTTCTCGAAACACCGGAGATGAAAGAGTTCTTAGATCAGCATTTGCCCCTTAGCGAGCTGACCTTGGAGTCTCCGGATGCGGCAGACGGTTTTAGCGAGTTTCGCTACCCAATCAACTACCCCGACATCGCGAAAAAGAGACGGCTAAATGTAATAAGCTGGCCTCTCCAGGGTGCGCAAGTGTGGGCCGAGTATTGGACTCTTTTAAGCCGCAAGGACTTTGAAGCCTTGAGAAAAGGTGCCAATATCAATAAGGGGTTTCATCAAGTTTGGGTCAAGATCAAGGCCGACTCCAGCGAGGGTGGCGATACCAAGGTTGTCTTTTTTAACTTGATGTATATCGTTCACCAGACGTTTTTTTCGATAAGTAAAAACCACAAAGACAATGACCTCGTTCGGGTTTGCTTTGTCGATCACCGATGGATGTGGCAGCACATTCCGGCTGTACTCGATTGGGGATTCGAGAAGGAAGACATCAAAGGTAAATGGTATGACATGCAGCAGACGAATGCTGCACAGAGGCTATCAACAGGCGGGGATTGTCTTGCCAATGCCGCTCCATCGGGTGACGAAAGCGGCCAAGTCAAACGACCCTTTGGATACCCTGATTACTATAAATTTCGACGCAATAGCACTGTCCCTATTTGCTTTGCCGCCTGGATGGATGCGGTCGCCTACGGCACTGGTGGGCGAGTTCTGTCGAATTATGTCTGCGATGACCCTAAAAAATCTCTTCCGGAAATCGTCTGCCCCTTTACTCCTGAACATCTCGGTAAAAAGGCACAATTTCATCGAGAGGAAGAAGAACACAGGACGCCTTTAAAGAACTTTGAAAAGATCGAAGACTATGCGATTTACGGCACCGTATCGACCGAAGACGGCTTCCCAAGACCGCAAGTTTATATTCAATCGGAAAGAGGTGACTACGAGCTAACGAGCGACGGCTTGTCGCTGGGGGCTTTTGTTCGAGATGCAGAAGTCCACAAAGGCAAGGAATTTGACGACGCCCCATCAAGGTCGGACGTGGAGAGTTCCATCGACATCCATATTGCCGACCGAATTCTACTGAGCGGATCAGCGAACTGCCCAGACGGAGATCCTTGTGAGGGTCCAAATACGTTCTGGTCAATATCAAATAATAAATGCGAGACTTGCAACGATGGGGAAATCTGGAACGAAACTACCGGAGAGTGCGAAGAAGACGATTTAGCAACCGATGACGACGAGCGAGGAAGACGGGTTTTCAGCCCAGGATGCAACACAGAGGACTGCCTGGACGCCGACTTTGAAACGCTCGCCAAAAACGTCGCTAAGGTGTATTGGGAACAGTATAGGTACAACTACGACATCAAGTTTGCGGGAATCCCGACGTGGAACGCAACTTGGTGGGACTGGCTGGCAGAAATCCACGTAGGCAGGCTCAGAGACAATGGAGAGTACGATGTCGGCTTGAGAATCCAAAGCGCACCGATTGGCCTTTGGCCCAAATCTCTTTGGATTAGCACCCAGGCGTGGAACAGTACCGACGACGACGCTTCACGAGGAACAAGGGAAACTGGATTTCACTGCGTGAAGTCGCTACCCGAAGACATTAGCTGCATTCCTGGGTACGCAAAAGGATCACAGCAGGTTCTCGTAAAAGGCGTGGACGGTTGCCTGAACTGGGTGGATGCGGAGGTCAGTTAGTATGCGATTAAACTTTAAAGACGGCCCCAGAAAAAACGAAGTTCCACCTCATGTGCGTGTCCGGCTCCCGAAGGAGATCCGGTATCGCGTCAATACGATCCAAGACGTGATAGCCGAAATGGGCTATACGTGGTACTGCCAGAACGGTGGAACAATTAACTTGTCGCACCTAAACGCAAGTCGACCTGGGGCAATAGTCTTGTCAGGGGATCAAACTTTTCGGCACGTAGCTTTCAACGACATTCTATTTGAAACCTGCATTCAGCCTGGAGGCCCAAGCCAGCCAGATGAAAACCCCGTTCAGCCAAACAAGATATACGCCTTTTCCGCTGGTTACTGGCACGCGATGTCTATGTATTGGCGGCACTTTCGGATGTTATATGGTCGTGAAGATGATTATGTCGACCTATATAACAGCACAACTCCCGACATTCGCTGGGCGTATTGGTTTACAGAGCAGCCATTTATATTGCCAACAAACCAAACCAGGGCGACTCAATACATAGATGACTTTTTAAAACATGCCGACGAGAATGGCTATTTACTGAAAGACCCGTACTCCGGCCCGCATGGATCAGCGACCTTTAAAGATAGGAGCGTCGACACTTACTGCAAATTAAACGGAACAGCAGCTACGCAGTCGGGTCCGGACATCGGACTCTCTGGAGGGTCACTAAACTCGTTTTCCACACGAGATCACTTAGTCACCACAGACGGATCGCCCCTAAAGGTACAGTTCAAGGCGTCTTATTTGGGTCAACGTGCCGCCGAGCTTTTTGCCCACTACACCCAAACCACTAGCGGAAGCCTTGAGTCACCAGCACTGGCGATACCGATTGGCGAACTGGACGCCCGCCTGCGTAATAGCGGGCCACTCGCAGAAAATGATGAATTTCTTGGTAAGCTGCATCGGCAATCCTTGGACATGGTTTCCCACAGTTTGCAGCACACTTTTACCGGCTTTTTCGGCCTTGGCGGCCCCGAACGAGTTCCAGTCCGAATGGCTCGATGGGATTCGAGTGTGGTTGTTGATAACACCGGAACGTCTGCCCCAACGTCCGGACCAGTCCCTTCTCGCTGGACCTTACTTGGCGACTCCGGAGAGGCAAGCCTCCTTGTGTCCACCAACTACTCCAACTGGCGACTACTAGGAGGCAGCGATGGAGACTTTGGACTCCTTGGAGGCAATAAAAGCCTATTCGCCCATTCTGTAGCAGGCACCTTTCGGACTTACCGAAAGGACTGGTCGGAGTCAGGTATTACGCTCGACCCTAGCGATGACGGATCGACAAGCCGCACTTACGAACCGTTCCCAGAAGAAGGCGAGTTCCGCGTCATCTTAGACGCGACAGATCCAGATAATTACCTCTACGCAGAAATGGTATTGAGTCGAGGGGATTCGGTCCCTGACTTTGATCGTGGATACATAAAGAGCCAAATGCGAATCGGAAGACGGACGGACGGAACCGACAATATATTAAAGACTAAGACTGACTGTCCGATGCAAATTACTGAACTATCCTCGTCGAACACCACTCATGGAACGTTACACAACAACAGCACAAGTTTCAGATTACTTGCAGGGGTACGCAGAGACGGAAGTGTATGGAAGCTATATGCGGCACTTATAGAAATTCCTCGTAATTTTTCTGGGTTTTACACCCCTGGCGACTTTACTGGAATAGCAGCCGTTGACACGCCACATACCTCTTTAAGAGAAGAAGTAGAGGCCGACGGAGTAGAGACTTGGGGCTTTGAGGCAGGCAATGACATCGGAACAAAGGCACTGGAAGACCGATGCAACCCGAAGCGAAAAGGGGGGTCGATGTCAAATTGGGGTCACGCCTTTTACATCGTCGAGGAAACTGTTAGCCCTCATTGGGGAACGCTATACGGTGCGGGTCAAAGAAACTTGACGGACGATGCAGATGTAGCGTGCAGTTTGTTAGCGTTCGGGAATCCAGGTTATTATGTCACGGACAGCGAGCCGTCAAATAATGACTTGAAAACTTCCTATCAAAATGAATCATCCTGGAACAATGGCCACAATTTACAATGGCCACAAAATGACCTTCCGTACAACCCTCACTCTACCCTTGAACTAAAAGAATCAGATAGATGGTACGATGCGTATCGCGACCGAAGCAAAACACAGAACCCTTATGCTGAAGACGGCTACTGGGTCACTAACCCTCAAACAAATTTAACGGTCAGGAACGAAGCCTGCGTCCCTTACCAGAAAAAAGGGCTACCGTGGCGATTTGGGGATATGGTCGATTCGCTCAAGTTTGTCCTCGAAGCCAGCTCGCCAATGGTTCCTGGGACTGTCCCATGCAGCGACGTGACGACCAGCGATGAAGTGGGCGTTAAAAGGGATTCTCCCACTTCGGTGACAGTCAAGCTGTCGGCCCCTAGCGGTGGATTCTTGGCGAAAAACTCGCCCTTCTTTCAAATTCCGGACGGATGCTTTTATGCGTCAGCGGAAACTGTCACAGGTTTATGCGCCGATTTTGACGCAGCGTGGGATGAGTTCGGGAATTCCTCAACTAAATCTAATCCGTGCAAGGTGCATTATTGGAAAGCGTCATGCCAAAGCCATCCTTTAAATACAGATTGTTGGGATAGGGACGAATTTTGGATAACGACAATTAACGCCGGTTCTGATTTACTTGAACAAGACAGCGACGGATATTTCTTCAAAAATTGCGGGTCTGGTACGGGGCCAATAGCCGGTGTATGCGAAGATTGGTTTGATTCTAACGGCAAGTTGCGGAAAAAACCTGATGGAGGGAACGAACCCATACTTAATGAACAAAATGATTTTTTTGACGTTGAGTGCGAAGATTGGCCCCCAGTGTTACCAGATCGAAATCATGGCGGGAGATCGCTTTCAAGCATTATCAATTGGTCCTTGGAGTACACGAATGTTGGATGGGATTTTTCAACGGACAATAATTCGGCTTTACCCGATCAGTGTCAGGTCTACTATGGAAACAAGACCGCAGACTGGGAGACAACGCACACGCTTGAGGGAGAGTACCAGCTAAATGTAGTTCCGACGCAGGGGTATGGTTGCCTCGACTTTAGGTACGAGGAATATGAACAAGGGCGAAGTAATCCAGGCAGCTTTCCAGGCAACGCTCCGACTTCTTTTGAGGGTTCGTTTACGGTGCCAGGAATCGGCGTACTGACGATAACCGCCGAGTTCATCCAATACTGCCGCGACGAGACGCAAACTAATATGTGGGAGAGAGTCAATGTGTCTCCTGGGAAAGTTTATGACAAGCACTGGGCCGATTGCCCCGAAATCTCTCCCACGGCAGCCGACGGAACCCCCTGTTCAATATCGGTCCCCCACGATGGAGATGCCAAAGACTTTGTGGAACTAGAGGTCCGTCAGCCGTGGAGGGTCACAGCAAAAATTGACTACCTCGAATTCGATGATCCGGTGCCACCGAATAAGAAGAAATGGACCGTCTCATTCGGTGACATCGGGAGTAACGCCAACGACATTGGCGGGTATTATAACTGGCACAAAAGCGAAGCACTCAGAGAATTGGATGAGGAAACAGCCTCCAGAGCAGAAGAATGGAATATCCCTGCGTCCAAAACACGAGAGGGGATGTGCGACGGAGACTCCGAATACTATTCATTCGATTGCGATGGAGGCTCAAGTGATCTTTCAAAAGAACGATTTTGCATAACTGTCCAAGATCAGTATTTACGCCAACAAATTTATCTCGGCGCACTTGGTACGTCGAGGAACCGATTTGAAGGATATAGTTCCACGCCCACCACAGAATCTTGGGATCTCACTCCCGCAGTCCGCGTGTCATCAACAGCAGACAGTGTTGCAATTGTTGGCGGCGGTGTGTGGGACATGACAGTTGCCGATACCAGCCCAGGAGAATTCTGTAACACCACTTTCAAGTCAACTTTTGATGGATACTTGTCAAATTTGAGCGTGGCCAGCAGCAGCAACCCACGAGATTGCGACCAAGGGCAGATTCACGGCTCAGTTATCGCCTATGCGCCTAAGACTTCTGGGGCATATCAAGGGTACTACCCTTACGAGAAGTGGGGCGACGCTCACCTTTATCCTGCCACGAGTTTTGTTACGGACCCTTTCTACAGCCTTTATAGCGGACTGTGGGAGAAGTATGCACACACGATGACCGGTAGTGGAATCCCTTTGGTGACTTGCACAAATTTTGGGTTCATAGATCAGATTTACGACGTAGAAATCACCATAGCAGGAGGCTCGTAATGGTTGCAGTTTTAAATGAATGCGTTGCACAGCACGACAGTGAGCTTAATGTCTATTACTGCAAGGACTGCGACGGGATTCTTCGCTCACCTAATGTCAGGTCTCAATGCAGGACAAACCGCTTTACTCGCGAAATGCTGCGAGAGCGAATCAATCAAAAGAAGGGCATACCGTCCGGATCTAGTCCTAAGCTCAAGTTCAAAAGGCATCCGGAGCCAGGGACCGAGCTGACCAAGCTACTGTCCAAAGTGGGCGTCAAATACAAAGCTGAATGTAGCTGCAAAGATAAAGCTGCCGCGATGAACACGAGAGGCGTTGATTGGTGCCGCAAGAACATCGAGCTAATTGTCGACTGGCTTGCGGCTGAAGCAAAGAATCGCAAGCTGCCATTTATGCGGTTGGCCGGTAAAGCACTGGTTAAGATTGCGATCTGGAAATCAATTCGGGCTGCTACTGCGAAAGTCCGGTAGGTTTCGGACCTTGACTTCGTGAACCAGGATTGAAATCCACGCTCTGTGATTTTTGTCTAAATCAGCCCAGCAGCTTTTGCAAATCGGATAATCAGAAAACGCCAGCTCGATCATTTCCGATTCCTCGGCTTTTTCTTGCTGGCACGAATAGCAGAAATAGTGAAGCGGGTCACTCATTTTTTTGTGTCGCAAAAAAGATTCCGTCGCGGTTTTCCACCTGCCGAGAGGCAAGCTGCAATTCGTGTTCGTGGCTCAAATCCAAAGCGGCCTTGATTTTAACACGATGCTTGTCGACAGTCGAGGGTGAGATTCCGAGCCGTTCCGCGATGCCAGCAGAGGTGAATCCGTGACTAAGCAGGCCGAAAACGTCCGTTTCACGCGGCGTCAGGTCGGGAAGATTGAATGGAATGGAGGTTGCGATCACCACAATCTGTCGAATGCCGCCGGAGATTCCGATTTGTTCGACGGATAAAACCCATCGACTGCTGATACCCTCCATCGTAATCTCGCATTCAACGCAGCTCGGCTTGATGTCTCGGTCATCCATGCACCCGGTTGCTTGACGAACGGCCTCATGATCACCCGTAATGTAATCCCAAATCGACGACCCAACTAAACCCTTTGATGTGACACCGGCTTTCCGATAATCTGGATGAACGTCTGAAAGCCATTGGATGGTCCCGTCTCCCGATGAAATACAACAAATCACTGACTCGGTACCTTTCGCCTTTGCCCGCCTTAAGGGTTATTTAGCTGCCGACTTGGTGGCTAGAGCGAGTGAAGTTACAAAAAAATTGATCGACATAAAATAGCGGTCATGTTCCGATTGCGAAATTTTATGGGGGTTTCCCCTACGGCAGTCAACTACCCCTTTTTGGTATCACGTTTTTCCGTATAACCACGTAACGCTTTTAAAGACAAGCAAACAGGAGGGCAACAATGCACGGCAGCAGCTATGAATTGAGCGTCTATGTGGTTCATTTTTCAAAAAACGGAGTGACGCACACGGTTGAAAAGCCAATGGCGAAAGCAGAGGCACGCAAGAGAATCGAGCTGCATCAAGAGCAGGGCGAAGCGGCCTGGAGTAGCTGCCACAAGCTATCCGTCGAGCAAAGCGATTTTCCGAGCGACGGCTAATTCGGATTCAACATAAATATCGGTTGTTGCGATATTCGCGTGGCCAAGTGACACCCTGGCTGCTTCGATGCCGTGAGCCTGTTGGATCGCGGTGGCTCTGGCGTGACGAAGCTGGTGCGGCGACCAAGCTGGAATCTTTTCTTCCTGGCCACGATTCGCCTGCTCGATGCCGCGACGTACCGCAACACCGTAGGCATGGCTATCGTATTTGTCTCCGTAGAACTGGTAATCATCGGCGCACTTAACTGCGCCTCTGTCTGCATTCAGGGCCTGGACCGACTCCCTGGGACTGAAACAGTAGGCCGTCTCTTTGCGATTTAGGTACGGCTCCAAGACTTCCTGAGCCTGGGGGCCGATGAATATCGAAAGCTCTTGATCTATATAAGCTGTCTTGTGCTGGGCAGGCCGGTAGACCCATACCTCATCAGATCGGTCCAGGTCGCAGGGCCTTAGATCGACCAGATTGCCCGACCTCATACCGGTGAGCCACTGCACCCGAATCATCGCCGCGACGGGTGGCTGTACGTGAGCCAGGATAGGCTCTACGCAAGCCCAGCTTACGGGCAGGACTTTGCCGCGACCATCGGAGACCCCTTCCTGGCCCTTTCTGAGCGGTTCTACGGCCTTCAATTTCATGTAGATTGTTTCGCTACACAGTTCCTCTTCGGCCCCGTATCGGAACATTTGAACGATCCGATTTATCTTGTCCTTTATTGTTTTGCGGCTGTTACCGATGCTGATGAGCTGTGAGCGGCATCGCTTGAGGTCTTTCGGGCCGAAGTCGTCGCAGAATCGGTCGTGGCAGAGGTCGATTAGTGGCTGGATCGCTTTGGCGCACCGCTTCGTCTCGGCTTCGCGGTCGTAGAGCTTCGAGCAATGATCGAGCCAGAGAGCTGCCAGCTCGGCCACGCGGTAGCGGCTTCCGGTTTCGGTGGTCGGGACCAGCCCAGGCGTGAGGCTCTGGCTGATCTCCTTGATGAATTGGCCATAGGCTGCTTTTGATTCGGCAGACCGGAAGGCTCCTGGGAAGTATTTTTTTCGCCGCTTACCGTCGGCGGTGTAGTACCGGCAGAAGCCGACATCCCTGTCAGATCGCTTTTCATACTTAGGTAAATTACGGTTTCGCGGCATGACGACTCCCTTCATTCTGGCCCCCAACTGGCCCCCAGGGGGCCAATAAAGGACACCATACCAAACGAAAACCCTAAAAAACAAGTGGAGACGATCGGACTCGAACCGACGACCCTCGCGTTGCAAATGAATTTTTTGAGCAAACGGATCGCGGCTGTTTAGTATTTCGTCGATAAAATCGGGGCCACAACATCAGGGTATTGGCCCCAGTGGCCCCCGTTCTGGCCCCCAATTTGGGCAGTCCTGGGAACTGCCGGATTTAACAGCTATTTTTTTCGCTTTCGAGGTGCCAGCTTCTTTTTTCCGGTTTCTTTTCCAGTCTTTGGGTCGATGTTCCCTGCCATAACTCTTTCCACGTACTCGGCCAGGTAATTGACGCCTGTTCGCAGCTTTCGGGTCGCCCCTCGTGGCCCCTGGAGAGTGTCCCACGCCTCGATCTGCGCAACCTTTACGTTGTACTCTTTGCATTTTTCTAGCCAGAATTCCAGCTCGACAACGTGCCGATTTGCCGTAGAAATCACGGCTTCAAGCTGCTCTATCGTGACTTCACTTTTTACCATTTTTGGCATCGTATTACCTCCACGTAAAACTTATCCCCAAATGAGCATCTTGGAACTGTGTCACGTTACCAATTTGCAGTCAACGGGGGTTCCCCCCCATCTGCTGATTATTTTGGTGTCATATTCCACGTCTGTGTACTCTTGACCCCGTTTGGTACCATGTTAGACTTGCTGTCGAGTTGATGGTAAACCAAATGAGGCGACCCGATGAACAAAATAAGCGATCTATTGACCGTGAAGGCTGCGGCAAAAGTGATGAACTGCTGCACTAATTCGATTTACACCTGGGCTAAGGAGGGGAAGAAGTCGTCGAACGGCGAGATGATTCGGCTCGAAACGATTCGCCCGCATGGCAGTCGCGACATATTCACAACCCCTTCAATGATTCAGCGATTTCTGTCCGAGACATTCCCGACGCGCCAAAACGAGAAGTTCGTCAACACACTCGACGTTTTGGAAAAGCAGTGGGGTATCGACACGACGCAGGCGCGCTCCGCGATGACATCGGCCCCTCTGATCTCGGAGACGCCTGCACTTTAATTTCCTTAACACCCACGGAGGCGAAACTGTGGCAACAGCAATTGAAAAATCTGAGGGCGAGCGAGGCCCAATCGCAAAAAGCGATGAATGGTATTCGATACGATTATTTGACGCGAATAGAGACAGGCGGGTAGTTTTCGGAGCCAGCACTGCTGCGGCGGCGATAGGCATCTCGAAGTATGAATCCGCTCTCGACGTTTATTGCAAGCAGCGTCAAATAATCGAGCCGATGGAGCCGAACAATGCCATGCTGTGGGGCATTCGGCATGAACCGACTGTCCTCTCGGCTTACGAGGATCACTTAAATGATCGACTGCCAAAGCTCGAATTTCGGCTAATGCGAAACCTGCCGATGTTCTTCCACGAACATATCAACTTCATGGCGTGTACGCCTGATGGAATCGTGGTCGTAGAAGGCACCGAACACGGCGTCGAGGCAAAAACGACGACATCGAGGATGCTCGACGAGTCGGGTGAAGACCCCACTAAGTTTGGCCCTGATGGGTCAGATCGTGTGCCGATGAACTATGTCGTTCAAGTGCAGCATCAGATGGCCGTCATGGGTTGGGATTACGTCGAGCTTCCTGTGCTGTTCAAAGACACCGACGACTTTCGCGTCTACAAGGTTGATCGCAATGAACGCCTGATTTCTCAAATTATCGAGGCCGAGAGCGATCTTGCTGAAAAGATTATTAGCGGGATCGAGCCTGAGCCGGATTACGGCCACAACCGCACCAGGATGCTTTTGACCGAGATATACGGCGCAGTGATCGACGAAGTTGTCGATCTTACCGAACTCGAAGAAGCGATTGCATATCGCAAGCAGATCGCTGCCGAAAAGAAAGACATCGAAAAAGAAATCCAGATGCTCGACAACACGATTATGGATGCGATGAAGACCTCAAAATACGGCAGAGCGGGAGAACACAAGGTTACGAGAGTGAAGGTCCAAAACCTTATGTGGACCGAAAAGCATATCGAAGAAGCCAAGGAAAAGTTAGGCAACGTGAAACGAAAAGGAAATACCTCACTTCGATTTACATTTTTTCCAAGTGAAGAAGAATAGGAGGCGACCGTGACAAAAGTAGCCATTAAAAATGGAAAAGCACCGGCGGCAGTCAATCAGTTGGCTGAATACACCCCGCTGGGTCAGAGCGACAATATCAGATTGACTGCATCGTCGATTCTGAAAATGTGTGCGGCACCTACGCGAAGCGGCAAGCTGCCGGACGAAGCGACGATTCTCAAGTTTGCTGCGACCTGCAAGGCAAACCGACTAAACCCACTTAGCAGTCCACCCGATGCGTATTTGCTCGGATACGACAGCCAGGGCGGCGCGTCGTGGTCGATCATCACCAGCATCGGAGCGTTGTTCAAAAGAGCCGATGTTCATCAGCAATACGATGGATGCCGAAGTGGCGTGATCGTGATGCACGAAGATGGCTCGATTGAAAATATCGACGGAGAATTCTTCCTCGAATCCGACACGCTCGTCGGTGGGTGGGCTGAGGTGTTCCGCAAGGATCGAGCGGTCGCCCAGGTAGCACGGATCAAGCTGGAGACCTACTCCACTGGTCGAAGTCACTGGGCCAAAGATCCGGCCCGCATGATTACTAAATGTGCTGAAGCTGCCGCACTGCGGAAAGCATTTCCGAATGAAACGGCTGGCCTCTACGTGCAAGAAGAAGCCGGGATCATCGAGAAGACTGTCGAGCCGGTGGCGAAGGAAAAGCCGTTGGTGGTGGATGCGTCAAAGAGTCGAGCGGATCAGTTGTCTGCGATGCTCGAATCGAATAACGGCGAAGAAGAGTTTGTTCCAGAGGATGAAATCCTTGACGAAGAAGACTAGGAAATTGTCACGGTGCGGCGACTCCTGCGGCCTGCTCGCAAGGAGTGCGCGATGGGTCCGTCAGGAGTCGTCCGTCCCTGGGCGTTTTAAAGTGAAGTGTGGTCGCTGTGACCGATTTATAGGATACATGGATGCTAATCGAAGACCGAAGGATCGAAGACGAAGTGAGACGCCGAAGAAACGCAGCCCGTGACGAATGGGCGGCTGCACGGCGTCGAAAATACCTCCTGGGCAAGAAGTGTGCCGTCTGTCAGCGACACTTCGCCACCGAGGTACACCACATTGCTGGCCGTAATGCTGCGGCTCGCGAACAGGTGTTTCTGCGCTACGAAGACCCCCGAAACTGGCTGGCCGTCTGTGGTCAATTTCAGCTCGGATGCCATGAACGGATCGACAAAGAGTCACCGGCGTTATGGGTCTGTGCCGCCAAGCTGCAAATCAAGGAGCTTGATCTTGATTTCTTAAGGGAGCTTCGCCAGGGCCGTCGATTTGCATTCGATCTTGAAGAGCTGCATCAGGCACTAGACGACATCGAATCATGGAGGAAGAGCCTTGGCCGAAGTTAATTACAAAAAAATGGTTGCGGAACGTAAGTCCGAAATCTGCCATTTCCGAGATTGGTTTAGTGGCCTCTCCGGCAACCAGACTTGGAGGCTGAAAGCATCCGACACGCACATCATTTGCGAGCGGCTGCATGAAAAATACACCGTCGACGACATGAAAACAGCGGTTAAGGGGATGCGACAAGACCCGATGATTAACTCGAAGAACTGCCATCGCTTGAGCCTTGCGTTAGGTTCTGAGTGGATCGAATTCCGGATGAAGGAAGGCAAGTACGAAGAGGCCCAGGAAGTCAAGCACGAAGAAAATACGCAACTCAAGCAGAGGCATGAAGAGAAGGTATACGGATCGGCTGATAAAGATTCTCTGCTGCGTCAATACATCGACCGAATGCGAAGCGACAGAGCAATAAAAAGCCCTTGAATGGCAAGATGAACAGGTCCGTGCGCTCGACCTAAAGCTGCGGCGAAATGAGCGTTTAACAAAGTCCTAGAGCCTTGGCTGGATGGCCCTGGCAGGCAGACGGTGGTGAGGAACCCAATGGGGGAGTTTGCGGCCACTTTAAACAACAGCGGGGAAGGGGGGAGTGCGCAACAATGAAGATATTGACACCGATAATTGACATGCTGAACGGCCCGTACTGGAAGGCGAAAGCGCAGTATTGGAAGGAATCAGCCCGAAACTTTGAGTACAGGTCAACAATGATAGCCAAGCAATACACGCACTACGAAATCCAAAAAGAAAAACAAATAAAAAGTTTTTTATTAGAAAGAACCATCGCTGAGACGTTGCCCATTGAGCTTACTAACGGCAACGATGGACGGGGCAATAGGTGGTTCAGTAGCGCGAAGATACGGAAGGATGTCGAGAAGCAGTTAAGAGAGCTTCGCCATGAAAGAGATCCATTTGAGTTTCCAGTGGTCGTCCATGTGACGCGGCTCCTGGGGCCGAAACAGAGGCTCTGGGATACCAGCTCGATTGGTCGCGGCAACTGGAAGGAGATCGAAGACGCTTTGGTTGTTCTGGGCTGGTTTTACGACGACAGCCCGAAGTGGATAACCGAGACGAGATTCTTCCAAAACGGGGAAAATCGGACACGCGGTCCAGCCATTTTAGTCGAGATTTTCAAGGCAAAAGGAGAAAACGATGTTTGACGAGCCAGACCTGTTCAAAAGTACACTAACGTGTCAAGATATGAGGGATTTGAACCAGGCGCAGTTGCGTGTTTTCGAGCTGATGCGTGACGGAAACTGGCATGACGCAATCGCGATTCGAGCTGCTGCCCAGGGTTCAGAAGGGCTGCGGCGACTAAGGGAACTGCGAGCAAAAGGCTATCAGATAGACAAGCGAAAAACCGCCGGTGGGGGTCGGCTTTTTGAGTACAAGTTGCATGGAACTCCCGAAACGACTGTTAATCAACTCGATCCCCTGGACCGTCACGGTAGATGATCCAGTTGATCCGGCAGACGAGGGTGCCACGTACACGAGCCGCTTGGAGATCCGGATCAACTCAGAGGTAAACGAGGAAAAGCATGAGGCAATTTACTGGCATGAATTGATTCACGCTATTTGTAATTCGCGAGAGATAAACGTCAAGCGAGACATCAAAACGGAAGAGGATCTGGCGAGGTTACTGGGTCCGGCACTGCTAGAGTTTTTTACTCATAACGCTGAAGTGATTTGGAAGGAACCAAATGGCAGCGAAGAAGAAAACGAATACTGAAGATGTCCTCTCTCTGATTCAATCGCTCCCGACGAGGGGCGGCAAGAACCGCTTGGAATCACGGTTAAGTCCAGAGCAAAAAGAGCAACTGCGTGCCATTGCAGACATCTTCGCCAAGACTCCGCACGTCATCGAGAGAGCTGGCTGGGAAGAGCTAGCGAAAATGTGGAAGGAAAAGTGGGGGTTGGAAACTTTAAGTTCTAGAACCCTTCGGAGAGCGGTAACGCTAATATGCGATGCCAAAAAAGAAGAAGAGTAAAGAGGCAGAGACACGAGACGCAATCACCGAGCTGATTTACGAAAAAGAGCTGTCGGCTCTGCCGAAAGAGAAGTACGAAATAAGTCACAAAGGTGACGAGACGAAAATATGGAGCGTAAGCACAGAGATACGGACGCTTGAAGAGGCGTTAGCAAAAGCCGAAATCGACACGGATGTATTTGAAGTGAAAGAATGCACGGTCAATCAATACCAGATGCCTTTAAAGATTCAAGAGAACGGCGAGGATAGAATCCATCGTGAGGTTATGTGGCAGGTGAAGGTAGTGTTACGCCGCAAGGTGAAGCAGTGGATCACTGACGGCATCGAGCTGGTTCACGAGCGGATCAAAAAGCACGCTCCGAAGTACACCGGAATGAATCGGCTCAAGAAGCTGAAAGACCCGCATCTCTATGAGATCAGCATCTACGATTCGCACTTCGGCAAATTCGCTTGGCAGCCGGAGACGGGCCAGAATTACGACCTAAAGATTGCAAAGCGAATCTACCAGACTGCGTTTGCCGACCTCCTGGCCAGGGCTAACGGATTTCAGATTGATCGGTTCCTGTTTCCGGTCGGAAATGACTTCATGCACTTCGACAGCCACGACGCCAAGACGACCGCCGGGACGCCGATGGGCGACTCTGCCGATGGCCGGTATTCAAAGGTGTTCGAGACATGCTTTGAGGTGTGCCTGGAAGCCATTGACGTGATGGCCAATATCGCTCCGGTAGACGTGGTTCTCGTTCAGGGTAATCACGACAAACACGCCAGCTACCACGTTTGTTTTGCTCTAAAGCAGGCTTACAAAAATCATCCGAGAGTCAATGTCGATTCGATATGGTGCAAGCGAAAGTACGTCAAATACGGCACAAATCTTATCGGCCTTGCTCACGGTGATGCTGTGAGAGACAAGTGGACGCGGTTGCCGACGCTCATGGCAACAGAGAAGCCCCAGGACTGGGCCGACTCGACCCATCGAGAATTTCACCTGGGCCACGTTCACAGTCGGGCCAAGCGGGAGATGCTTCCAGTGGCCGAGCATGAGGGCGTGATCGTTCGGACTCTCCCCAGTTTGTCGGCTACCGATAGCTGGCACTACAGCCACGGCTACACCAGCCGCCGAGCTGCCGAAAGCTACTTATATTCCAAGGCCGATGGATACGTCGGTCATTTTTCCGTCAACGCGAAAGAATGAGATGATTTCGATCCACGAAGACAGCGAATTCCATCCAAAGAACGCGAAAAAGAAATTCGAGTTCCGGCTGGACCGAGACTGGTTTGATAGAGAGAGCGATAAGCCATCCAAAAAAACGATCCTTGATGATGCCTTGGATCTATGCCCCGATGACCCGCATGACTTCGATGAAGCGACGTGGATGATTATCGAGAACCACGACGGCAAGAGCATGAAGCACGTCGAAGAGTGGGCGCGTAGCGGTTACGTCGCTGTCCAGGGCAATGAGATATGGGTCTATGTCCCTGCAAAGGCATTTCTAGAAGACGATGAAATGGAGCAACTGTTAAACGACTACAAAAAAAAGATCAAGGGACACTTCGCAACCTTTGTCACTGCGGAAAAGGCTCTCTATATCGAGACAAAGGTATTGGCTGCTTTGTTTCCTGAATACGCAGAAATTCTAGTGAATGCTTTTATGGGTTTCGCTCATGCTGCGTTGATCGAGTGGGTCGAGAACGGCATAGAAGAGGAAGAGGATGATGACGAGTTTAACCCCCCATTTTTAAGTTGATGATTCACAAACTGTATATGTGCGACCGATGCGGCGAGCGATGCAAGCATCTCACCGAATGGATTTCGATGGAGACCGCGTATAGAAAATCCACCGACGTGGGCCGTAAGTTCGATCTATGCGACCAGTGCGTCGACCACGAGCGTGAAAGGGTCGACGTGATCCTGCAAAAACGGGCTGAAATCAAGAAAAGGATGCAAGATTTCATATAAAAGAAGCCCGCCGGGAAAATTACCAAACCCGACGAGCTTCTTTCTCTCACAAACTCCCAAACTCAAAGGAAGTGAAATCTTAACATCATTTAGTAAAATAACAAGTAGCCACGACTGGACAAAAGTACACCAATATGAACAATAGTGATACCAAAACTGGAATCGCGGTTCGCCGGTGCAACCGCTGCAATATGGGCGTCGATTTCGACCCCCGCGCCGGATATTGGGAAAAAGGATTCGGTATCTGCGGGTGGTGCGGATGTCCGGAGTACAGGATAGAGCCAAAAGATGAGAAGCATAGCGGAAACAATGAGCCGAGCCAGGGAGCTGATGAGCAAGCTGGAGAGCAACGGCCTGGAAGTGACGTTCAAGGCCAAGGGGGGGGCGAAGAATCTACTCCAACGGCTCGGCCTAGAGTCCGACGAGCTAACGATCAATCTAAAGATACCGAAAAATGAATGAACTATTAGTGATTACGATTCTGAGCATCCTGTCAGTCGCAACCATTGCGGGGCCGTGGGTCTGGGGAAAAGCTAAGTCGGCTGTGGCCAGAGAACCTGGAGCCGCGCCGTCGGGCGACGACTTTGAAAACAGAATGCGATTGGTGAGGGAATTGCTCGATGCGGTCGAGGACTGCGAGACGGCGACTGAGGCCGTTAAACACGCAGGCGACGTGATCGCTCGGCATTGGCGAGACCATGAGGACGACCTTTATGAGTAAAGCGAGATTTTTGCCGTTGGTGCTGCTAGTGGCTTTCGTTGGCTACAAATACTTAATACCGAAGCCGCAACCAACCGCGCCATCGTGGCAACCTACGGCAGTGCAGCAATCCGCTGTGCAACCAGTGAAAGCGATTCTTTCGGTTAATCCGGAAGCTGCCGCCGAGCTGGAGAAGATGTATTGGGCAGTCGCAGAGGTAGTAGAGAGCGACACAAGGGTTCTTAAAAGTACCGCTGATGTTCGGCAGGCGTACAACGCAGCCGGATCACTGGCAGTGCAGCATGGAGAGCTACCGCTTGTATCGGGACTACCGGAAGCGACAGACGCCTACTTGACCGAAACAATCGGGAACAAAGTCGAGCCGCTAACTGCTGGAAAGCGGGCAGCGGTTGTCGACGCATTTAGGACATTGGCCTGGGCCGCGAAATGAGTCGCGACTGGATAATCAAGGACGAGATGCGCCGTACATCGGCTTCGCAGATCCGCAACGCCTACGAGGATGGCTTTGTCGGATCATACAGCGACCCCGAAGAACAGGAGAAGCTGCGCAGTGAGGTCGAATGGCCTAATGCTGTCGATGCGGCAGATGCCTTTGGATGGGCTGGAAGTGGGGCAGGGAAGCTCAATCTCTTATTTCCTCTGATCGAGGATTTGTGGCCTGGGACGCTCCCAGGACCAGCTCAACAGCGAGGCGATTGCGTGGCACATTCCACCGTCAACGCGGCTACAGCCTCGATTGCTGCCGAGATCGTTACGGGAAAACCGGATGAAGTGACCGGAATAATTGAAGGACCGCCTGAAATCTCAGAGACCGGACGAAGAAATGGTTCGTTTTCGGTTTGCCCGCTGTACTGGCATCGCAGGCATGGTGGCGATGGATGGAGTTGTTCTGCCGCCGCCAGGGTTTTGACACGAGAGCAAGGATTGTGGGTCTGCAAGGACTATCCGGACCTGGGAATTGACCTGACTAGGTATTCCGGCTCGTTGTGTGGCCGTTACGGTCGCAACCTACCTCCGCAAAACATACGAGATGCTGGCAAAGAGCATTTAATTAGGACCGCAACCGAGCCGGACTCATTCGAGGAAATTGAGGATCTAATCTCAAACGGATACGGCATCTCAAGCTGCGGCGGCGAGGGATTCAGTAGCCGACGCAATGAGGACGGAGTATCGAACAGGCGAGGCGGGTGGAGCCACGCAATGGCCTACCTTGCGACAGACTCTAGGGATTGGGTCCGAAAGAAATACAAAAACGAGCCTGGGCTGGTATTGGTTCAAAACAGTTGGGGCAAGTCGTGGATTAGTGGGCCGCGACAAATCTACGGAACACAAATAGATATTCCGCACGGATCATTCTGGGCGAGATGGAGCGACATACGGCGTAGATACACAGTGGCATTTTCCGGGGTCAACGGTTGGCCTGCTCGCGAATTGCCGGATTGGGGATCTGACTTTTGGAGGGGATGAAATGGATACAGGAAAAGTGACAGGGATCGTCAGCGTGATCGAACCCACTAAAACTTACGGCGAAAAAGGATTCAAGAAGCGGCTTGTCGTCTTGGAGCAGCAATTCGGAGAGACGTGGACAACCTACATCCCGATTGAGTTTTGCCGCCATGATTGTCAGGCCGCTGACAATCTCACTGAAGGTGATGAAGTGACTATTGAGTATCAACTCAAAGGCAATAAGTGGCTCGGTCAAGACGGCAACTCTGACCCGAAATACTTCCTGTCGGCTGAGTTTGTGTCCTATTCGGATCTAAAGAAGTACGACCCGCCGGAGCAAAGCGAGAGCGGCAGTAAAGCGAAAGAGGTGCCGACGATTGATGTCAATGAGGAACGGCCCGCCACTGAAGACGTGCCATTTTAAAGAATGTGTGATGCAGAAAATATCGTTTTTATTGGCGTGGTTGTTGCTTGCCTTCTCGGCTCCGCAATTTGCTTTCTCGTGGGAGAAAAGTGAGTGGCTTGGGATCGTAGAGGTGAGCTGTGGTTTAGCGGTGATCGACGCCGACGAGTCAGTCGAGCCGGATTCAGGTGAGTGCGAAGAATGCGGGGGATCGGGTTGGCTTGGAGACGGCACGGTGAGGGTTCGGTGTCAGGCTTGCAATCCAGGGAAGGAGGGTCCGGTAGATAGCAAGGAAGCGATCAAGTCTACCGGGCCAAACTTTTGACGGTGACAGACGGCCTCAGTTGAGGCGAAGGTGGATACGGCGATGAAAACAATGGCGGCTTTACAAGACGACGTTGCCCGTCATGGACCGTGGGAATACAGGATGACTCCATTTAAGGTCAGAAACATCATAGTTGTAAAAGTGGTTCGACATTGGGCGTCTTTAAGCAATCCGAATAGGCGAGAGTATGGAACGCAGTGCGTGATATACGACACAAAAAAGCAGTGCAGTTTCGTTTGGTCGCTGGTGATTGGCGTGGCGATTCGGGCTTTTATTACTTGGATTCTAAAGAAGTACGAGACAGACCCAATGTACTGGAATGCAGTGAAGCATGTCCGGAAAATTCAAGGAGGACGATACGGATGAAAAACAGAAACACGACCATCGCTGGAATTATTACCGCGTGTGTCGCAATTTTAACCGGAGTCAAGGCCGCTATCGACAGTGACCCTGCGACGATCCCCGACTACGGGCTAATAATCGCGAGTATCACGACGGCCTGTGGACTCATTTTTGCAAAGGATTCAAATAAATGAATCGACTGATTTTAGCGGCCATTATTGTCACTTGTTTTTGCCTACCCGCTGATGCGTTTTTCGGCGTTCGGGCTTGGCGAGTGCATTACCGACGACAGATTCGACAAACACAGATAACGCCATTTCAGTTCATCGGGGGATGCTCGCAAGGAAGATGCAATGCCCAGGATGAAAATTAGTGCCGAGATGGTTGGATTTGTGTTCACGGTGATGATCGTTCTAGCGTCGATCAGTGCAACCTATGGAATAAGCCAGCACCGGCTCGATAAGCACGAAGGGGAGATTCAAGACCTAAATACGACGGTCAAAGAGGTGAACCAGGATGTGGACGACAACGAAAACATCCTCTTGATACTCAGGCGAGATATTGAGTGGATCAGAAAGAAACTAGGGGGATGACATGCCCACGTTTGTGAACGTCAAAACGAAAGAGATCCGTGACAGTGTGCCGGAATCTGAGCTGGGAGGTAATCCCGACTGGGCTAACGTCGGCACCCGCGACAATCTGCCGCAAAGCCCGAAATACGGCTGGAGGTTTGAGCAGGACGACGCAGGCGACTGGACCGTCAGGGGAGCGACTGAAGAAGAAGAGGCCCAGGACCAAGCCGAGCTACTGATTATCGCAATCGCATCCAAGACCGCCGAGGTCGAAGATAGGTTTTCTGTACTTTTCGATGAACTGTATCCACCGCGACGACAAAGAACGCTTACATGGATGCTCGTCGCGGCTAGGCAAAAAGGTCTTGATAACCGCCTTGATTACATCATGGGGATTGATGACTTCCTGATGACGGGCCTCCAGCTCTTGGAGATTTGCGTAAACGACTTATCTGTCAAGGAGACGGTGGGTGCTGTCGTGAACATCGACACTTCATGGCTTGAAGTTTGGATCGAAATGGACCCCAAAGTCAGTATTTTTGAAGCTGCAAGGATCGCAAACTAATGGCATTTGAAATTGACCTGCCCCCGCTTACGTGGCACCCGAACAGCTCAGCTAACGCGCCAGCTTTGAATATGGTGTCTCAAACTTATTTAAAACGTCCTTACTGGGCATTCGATAATAGCCTTAGCGAAAACATAGCGAGCCAGCAGCTTGTTATGCCGAGCAATTACGACTCATCGGCGGCACTGAAAGTAAAAATACTTTGCGGCCACAACGTCCAGAAAACTGGGCTAGATCGCATGGTTAAATGGGAAATCTTTTGCGAGTCCATTGCAGCATTCGGATCTGCGAGCGATGCAGCGCAAGGGGAAGGTGTCATGACCGGCAACAGTATGTCTCTCACGGCAAACGGCGGCGAGGTCACGTTTAGCACTGGAGCCATCTTTCCGATGTACGCAATTGACATCACTCTAACGAATAACGATAGCGCAGCCGCAGGGAAGCCGATACGTGTCTCTTTAGCCCGTCAACTCACGGTGAGCGGCGGCGGCTCTAGCCTTACCAACTACAGCGACGATGCGTTGTTCTTCGGTGCAATGCTTTTTCAGGAATAATATGAGCCGGGTATTTGACGGAACTGATGATAACTGCAACGCCTTAATCGGCTCGATGCCGACTGCGGTGCCGGTCACGTTGTCGGCCTGGGTCAAGATGGACGCTTCCTGGGCTACAGGTACGCACACGATTGTAAAACTCGGAGACTTTTCCAACTATAAAGACTTCTTTCGGATTCACGCATTCAAGAACAGCAGCGGAACAACTCGATTTGAGGCATCAAGTCATCACGGATCTGAAAAGAAGGCGCAGCACGGAAGCAGCATCGCCAACGCTCAGTGGTATCACGTTTGTGGAGTATTTACATCAACGACCAGTAGGCAAGTGTACGTCGATGGCGTGGCTGGAACCGCGAACACCGTAACAAGCGAGCCGGATGCTGCGGATTTTAGCCATCTTTCAATCGGTGCGAGCCAGACCAGCGGATCAAACGCAAATTTTTTGTATGGCAAGATTGCGGAAGTCGCCGTCTGGAATGTCGCGTTAAGCACCGCCGAGATTGACCGGCTAAAGAACGGCAGTTGTGCGTTGTTTGTCAAAGAAGAAAACCTCGCTGGGTATTGGCCGATTCAAGGTCTGTACTCAGCATCGGGAAGCACTTACAGCGAAGTCGACTTCATCGGTGGCTCAGACCTAAGCCCTCAAGGCGCGACAATTGACCAAAGCGATAACCCAGTCATCCACTTCCCAGGTCTGCCAGTTGTTAAGCGGATCACCGGCGCACCACCCGCAGCCTCAAGCGCGTTATTAAACGTCATCCAGTCATATTTCAACGTAAACAGGTAGATCATGCGAGTCATTAAAAAGGATTCAGAGGACGTATCGGTTGAGCTTCTCATAGTTAGCAGTACCGATGGAACCCCAAAGACTGACATTACACATGCCTCGGCTGGCTTGACGTTTGATTACCGTCGTGGGATCGCTGCCCAGGTCGCAATTACCGCCTCAACAACGCCAGCCCTAACGACTCTTGCCGCCACGACCACGGCACACACAGACTGGGGACTCAAGCACATAGCAAGCGGTCGATACCGAGTCGATCTTCCAAACGCAGCATTTGAGACAGGTGTAGACGAATTGCACATCGGGGGAGCTGTAACGGGAGGCGTCGTCCTACCGATCACCATCCAGCTCGTTGCATACAATCCCCAGGACGCAGTTCGCATGGGGCAGACAGCACTGCCGAACGCAGCAGCCGACGCAGCCGGTGGGTTGGCGATCTCAGACGCAGGGGGGCTGGACCTAGATGGGATCAATACAACGGTCGGCACGATCAATACCAACTTAACGACGATAGACGGGATCGTGGATTCAATCTTAGAGGATACCGGCACGACGTTACCCGCCACACTAGCGACTATCGACGGAATCGTTGACGACATCCTAGTCGACACAGGAACAACGCTCCCCGCTACGCTCGCGACCATCGACGGGATTGTCGACGATATTTTGGTGGATACAGGGACGACACTGCCAGCCACCCTCACAACGATAGACACGGTGGTCGATACGATCCTAGTCGATACCGACGCGACGATCCCTGGCCTGATTAACGGACTAAACGATTTCAATCCGTCGTCGGACACCGTGGCAAATGTGACTCTCGTAGGCACCTGCACAACGAACAGCGACATGAGAGGCACCGAGTCAGCGGCAACGGCTGCGGCACTGACTACCGCCCAGGGAAATATCACGTCGATTCTAGAGGACACCGGCACCACACTTCCGGCAACGCTTAGTACCATTGACGGCATTGTGGATGACATCTTAGTGGATACGGGAACGACCATTCCGGCAACGCTCACTAATATCTACGCCAACACGAACACAGACATTCCGGCCACACTCTCGACGATCAACACCAACACGAGCGGAACAAGCACCAGCATTAGCACGCTCACGTCTAATCTGGCGGTCGTGGACAATAACGTGGATTCGATCCTCACCGGAGTCGTGACCAACATCCCAAGCAGCTTGGCCGCGATTCTTGAAGACACGCAAACTACGCTCGACGACAAGATCGACACGCTGACCACTAACTTGACCGCGACTGATACGGTGGTCGATCAGATCCGCGTTAATACGAACACCGACATACCGACGCTGATAAATGCGTTAAACGATTTCAATCCGGCATCCGACACCGTGGCCAATGTTACGACGGTTGGAACTTGCACGACCAACAGCGACATGCGGGGAACCGATAACGCCGCTCTTGCAACTGCGGTCTCGACCCTAGCATCAGCGGTCACGGTGATCGACGGGTTAGTTGACGACATCAAGGCGGCTGTCATCACGACGCTTCCCGGCTTGATAGCCGTAATCGACGAGAACGTGGACGACATCGAGGAGGATACGAGCAGCACTCTACCGACAACCCTCACTTCGATCACCAATGCGATCACAGCCTTGCAAACCAGCGTCAACACGGTGGACGGCATCGTGGACGACATCCTCCTGGGGACCGGAAGCACTAGCCTAACCACTAAGCTCAACACGATTGAGGGCAAGGTGGATACGGTAGACACGGTGGTGGACGCGATCAAGGTCAACACGATCACTGACATCCCAGCCACGCTCACGTCGATGACCAACACTATCGGCACGATAAACACGGCAACCGGAACCAGCATTCCAGCGAGTATCACGACGCTAAGTTCTGCGGTCACGATTATTGATGACAACGTGGACGACATCGAGACGGCGACCACTGGCCTGCCGACGACGCTCACGACCATCGGGAATAACGTCACGTCAATTCTGACCGATACCGAAACGACCCTGGATGGCAAGATCAACACGATCAGTACGAATGTATCGTCGGTCCTGGCTGATACGAACGAGCTTCAAGGCGATTGGGCCAACGGAGGCCGATTGGATTTATTGATCGACGCGATCATCGCAAAGTTCGATGCGACTGGTGAGACATCTGGAGCTTGGCCAGTGTCAGCTAATTTAATAGCAAAGATCGACCGGCTCTATTACTTGACCAGGAACAAGACGACGCAGACAGCAACACAGAGAAAACATTTTGCCGACGACGGATCGACCGTAATCAATACGGTATCGGTGAGTGATGACGGCACGACATTTACGAGAGGCGAGATTAGTTGAGTTTAGCAACGAGTGAAGGCCGAAGCGCGGCGATGGGTGGCACGTTTGAGAACGTCACGCTGCCGACGCACACAAAAGGAGCCATTGGCAGGCGATATATGCTGTCGATGTTTCGATACGAGCCACAAGCAGCTTCGGCGTTTACGCCATTTGCAGAGGCTAGTGGTTGTTATCAAGCCGGAGCCGCTGTCGGTGGGTGGTACTTGGCGGGTGGGGAGAAAGCGGGGCATTACCAAGCGGGCGCAGATTATTAAAGGAGTCTTAAAGCATGGATGCGACGACACTGAAGGTTGATTACGAAGCACTGAGTAAAGCTGTGAGGGAGCTTTGGCTGGAAAGGCAGAAGATGCAGAGCCTAGCCGAAGCATCAAGCGACCCCAGGCTCGCAATTCAAGAGAATGTCGAAAAGGCATTAGGGAAGCTATTCGATCTAGCAGACGCTCCACAGGAACAGGTGGATGGGGAACACATCGAGGTCTGCCGGTTATTGGTCCAGATCGACAAATGCCGCATCGAGTGGCAGAAATGGATCAACTGGCACCAAACAACGGGAGAGGGCCGAGAGGGATCGGACGAGTTATGGAATGAGCTGAACGAATTGCAGAACGTCTACAGCTCTGAGATCAAGCCACCATTCACAGACCCGCACATTGAAGCAGCCCGAAACCCGCCCACATCACCGAAGCAAATCGCGATGATGCTGGAATGGAAAGATTGCGAAGGCCCATTCGGCGTCGTATGGGATACCGCCAGGGTGAATCGGGAGCTGACGACGAAAGGCTCAGAATGGACACCGGATTACGTGGTGCCGAGTCACCTGGAAAAGATCAATAACATTAAAGCCGAGTTCGAGAAGCGATTCGAGCCAAAGGCGATAGAGGTAGCGGAAGAAGGGACATCTCGACCCATCGAAACTACCGAAGAGCTGATCCTTCAAGGTCTAACCGCGAGCCAGATCAAGAAGATCCATAAAGACACGTCGATCCTCGACATCATCAACGAAGCCGACGACCTGGGCATAAAGCTGCCCGAAGCGGCCAATCTCAGCTCTTACCGCGAAGCACGTCTAAGCGAAAAGATCGAAGAGCAAGAGAAAGAGACCGAAAGACGCTTTAACGCTGCCCAACTAGCTGCTGACGCAGACGACATGAGCGAGCTATCTAGCCTCGACGACAAGGTGGTCTGGCTGCACGGTAAAGGCTTGTCACCAAAGGAGATAGTCGAATCGCTACACGGTGAACACATCGGCTTGAGTCACCAAAAAGTAAGCCATCTTATTAAGAAGCATAAGAAGGCTAAGAAGGACTCTTAGGGGTCTAACTCGCCGTTAGCATGGAGTTTACAGATGGCACAGCGAAAAGTGACCCAAGACAAGCTGGATGAGCTGGCGATTATGGACGCGCAGGGTGAGTCTTCGGTCGCAATGGCAAAGCACCTGGGCGTATCAAGGCCGACGGTTGCAAAGCATCTAAAAAGGATACAAGCCGAGCGGCGAGAGAATCGGCTGCATCTGTTCGATGCT